TTGCCGCAGCTGCCGCCGCATCTTCTGCCATTTTCGCGCGCTCTTTTTCCAACTGAATCGTTTGTGCAATAACATCCGGCTTCATTTCAGGACGTCCTGGCGCATAATTTTCCAGCAGCTTTTCCAGTTCCACCATATAAAAACGACGAAGAGTATGATCTTTGATGAAATCCATCACCTTTTTCGGTGAATCACGTACAACGTCCGGATTCGCGTTCACTAAAAGTTTACGCTTATCAAACGTGTTGTGTTCATGTGAGAACACCAAAATCACCTTCATTGGATCCAATTGGACAAATGGAACCGTATAATCTTTCAAGAATGCACGCTCTTCGGCCAAACATGCATCATCATTATATCGGTTATTTTTGAGTAGTTTACGCTTGAATGCGAATGTCCCTGCTGTTGCATGATTCGGGCCATAGGGACCAAACCGCTTCATTTGACCAATATGTTTGAAATAAATGTATATCTCACTTGAACCAGCGCATAATGCGTCGGGATGTGTAACGAGCATATGAACCGCATGAGATACACGCTGGGGTGGATAATAGTCATCATCATCCATGTAGACTAAAATCTCACCGCGCGATTTTTCGTGCAGTAAATTTCTCTTCTTTCCTAATGTCATTTTTGTATCATATTTGAAATATTTGACGCGAGGGTGGGCCACGACGAGATCTTCAATTGGATCTGTGCCATCATCAATAATAATCCATTCCATTCGATCTTGTGGATAGTCTTGGTTATTGAAACATGTAATCATCGCATTTATAAAAGGTCGACGATTGAACGTTGGTGTACATACACTTACAAAAGGATACGCTTTGAAGTATTCAGGTGTTGACTTTTCAGGCACACCAGTACCACCACCTGTTGCCCCAGACCCAGCCCCAGCCCCAGACGATTTTTTATTCTTACCCATTATTCTAGTATCGTACGGTATGTCGTATAAAACAATATATTACTTTATACGAGAAATTGTTTATGTTGTTTCTATAACCTCACACGGTTGGACTCCAATTTTTGAGTGTGTTCACGAATTCCATAATACCTTGCCAATAGTGAGATAAATACAAGACAAGCAACATCAAAATCACAATTGCTGCAATATTCAAATCAAGATATTCAAATGCATAGAACATTAACGTCAAGTTAAAAAAGAAGAAAATAATCGGAACATGTTTGGCATACAATTCGCGGTACTGGTCCCATTGAAACAATGGATAAATAAAGAATGTTCCTATGAACTGAACCAATTGCACAAAGAACGAAATAATCGGGAATATACCAAAACCAAACGCTGTAAATAATGACCATAATGAACCACCAATAAATTCTTTCCGGTTATTCGTAGGATTCAAAATCATACCAATCACGCAAGTAAAAAAAGGTCCACCCATCAACACAAATCCGCCTAATAGAATAAGAACAAATGGCATCAGCAAAAAGATCAATGGCGAAACAACACTATATAACTCCTTGGGTATATTCTGGTATATTTTTGTAATACTTTTGAATAATGCTATCAACATAGCTCGATCAGATGAAAATGAAAAGATGTAAGCGTTGTTGATCCATTGCTTGAAACGCGCTTTAATAAATTCCCAGTGAAGTAAATTTACTTGCGTAATCCCTTCTTCTATACTTTCAGTTACCATATCTACTTCTTCTTTTGATAGACAGAACCACTTGAATACGTATGTATCAAGAAGAATTGCAGCTTTCAGGTATAATTTTTCAGGCGTTTCAAGTTTTGGATTATCGGCAATACCTCCAAACTTATCATCACAATCTTTCGCTTCACATGAGGTGTATTCATTTGTATAGCAATACGGCCATTCGTCTCGTTCTGTTGGAAATAGTTTTTCAAGATAAAGACTATTGTTTTTAATGCTTTCAGGTGTACAGTAAAAGAGTATATTTATGCAAAGAACCGAAATAATAAGTGTTTCGATAAAGAGAGCGAGAATACTTAATCCAAACTCTTTCAGCGCATTCAGATCAAATAGTGATTTTGGTTTTGCTTTCACCTTTGGTTTCTCCTCTTCTTTTTTCTTTTCATCTTTTTTTTCGCCTTCTTCATCGCCTTCTTCCTCAACTTCTTCATCGTCTTCTTGATCGCCTTCTTGATCGCCTTCTTCTTCATCGCCTCCAAACATTCCACCACCGTCGTCTACTTTGCTAAAAGTGCCTCCCTCCTCTTCTGCATCGAGATCCTTTTCTTCTTCGTCGCGATCCTTTTCTTCTTCGTTCTCAAAGTCCATTGGTTAACTATGGAAGTTATATATACAAGAGAATATTATCAACGTTGATCACCGCGCATACATTAATCCGCAATTTCCCGATGTAAACGTAAGTATATTATATCGTTCCTCCAAAATATGAAAATCATAACTATATAGATAAATATTCACGTTTGGCTTATTCATGCCAATAATCTCTCGAGTGTTTGGATTACAAATCACTTTTACTTCGGCAGCAGTGTCCAACGGCGGATATATCGTCGAGAGTTCTAACTCTATTTGATTAAATTTGCTCATATTGATTGCTCCGCTAGGTTGAAGATCAAATGGATCAGAATTCAAACAAAAATTATAACAGTAAATACCAGGTCTTGCACTACCGCGCGTACGCGTATATTTTTCCACGTAGTTATAGACACCTGCATCTAGTAAATTCTCTCGATACTTCCCATTAAGAGATATCCCGAGCTGTTGCAAAATGTCGCGCTCGTTTTCCGACTGAAAATCGCCCGTAATATGAAGCCCTGTAAGACGTTTATCACGAGGGTTGATACCCGGTCCAATTCCATTCTTTGGACCATTCTTATCAAGGTAATAACGATCAAGTGGAAAATCTGCTCGGTCTCTCCATGCTTGCGTTTGAAGATCACTTGTTGCAGTAACCACTTCACTAAATGTATTATTACACTTCCAATCATCGTCCGTCGGTGCAGGAATAATGTCATATGGCAGATAATTATACGGCCAGTTCGTATAATTGCTCCACTCGTTACGAAGGTTAACGTCGCTTCGTTGAAAGAACATTGTCCATGATGATACCATACCCATTGAGTTCTCTATTTTGAGTTTCTTACTTCCAGTTACATCATGATATGTCCAATCATAATACGATTTGATCAAGTACTTTTGTTGGTTCGCTGCAAAGACCTTGGATTCATCATCCGAGAGAAAGCAATATGTCGCCATCAAATGAACATCCGCATTCCAATCAGTGCGACTACTCGGATACAAATTCTGAGATAAATCAATACTTGGAGGGGGGTATAAAAACCGCCACATTTGATGAAGGGGGTTTGTGAAGTCCGGCTGGACGACGGGCCAATAATTACCTGGATCTGTCACATCACGTATGGTGAATAGTTCTTTCACAGGCCGAAGTGTTACGTCGATTTGAAGTTGATTGTATTGAAGACAAACCAGCGGAAATGACATTTTCGAAGACAAGGTAAACCATGCATTAATCGGAATGTATATTTTTCTACCGCGAATCGACGGCTCAGCTCCAGCTACATTACCGGTTCGATATGCATTTGGGTATTGGTTCAAACGCGCACCAGAACAACCGGGGTTATAAAGTTCGGGAACATGACCGGTCATTTGATTATACAACTCACGCTTCGATGCATCAAAGTCACGTTCCATGATCGCCATCAAGTTATTCCCAGAAAATCGTTGAAGAACCATTCCACCAACAGAAATCACAATCTCTTTTACCATTTGCGTTCCTAAGTGTTCAATCCATCGAAACTCATAAGGAGCCCACATATCTTCAAGACGCGCCGGAGGATGAATCGGACTCCAAATCGACGGTAATGTTACACATATATACGTATCCATAAGTAGTTCAGCATACCTAGGAATATAAAAGGTGAATTTGGATTCTTCTGTCAATCGTAGTTTCTTTTGGCCATCGAAATCAATTCTAAACTTTTGAAGACCAAAATTCGTATATTTAAGATAGGTGCTTTTAAAAAATGACTTCTTTGGGTTTCCATTCAAAATGACATTTTGATTGCCTGTGGCGATAAGGTTCAATAAGCCACCCGTCATTTAGTATTTTAGTATTATCTTGGTTGGTATACTTGTTATAACTTTATATAAAAATCTACTGACTCGTATATAAAAGTACAACTCGTATTATAAAATATACTTGTATATAAAATATACTTGTTATAATTCAAAATGAAAGGAGATCAAGTAGAATTCTTATTTATAGGTGTTATTATTCTAGGATTTGCGATATGGAAGATTTCTGAGATTGTTAAAACACGATGTCATCAAAAACAAGAGAAAATACGTGAAGGTTTTCTAGCTGAAAAAGAAATGAAACAAGCAAATCAGGCAACTCCAGCAAACCAGGCAAAACAGGCAAACCAGGCAAACCAGGCAAACCAGGCAACTCCAGCAAACCAGGCAAACCAGGCAAACCAGGCAACTCCTGCAAACCAGGCAAACCAGGCAAACCAGGCAACTCCAGCAAACCAGGCAAAACAGGCAAACCAGGCAACTCCTGCAAACCAGGCAACTCCTACAAACCAGGCACTCACACACACACACATACACACCCACACACACACATACACACACGCACCCCCGGCAAAATGGAGAAACCAGGCACCCCCGGCAAAACAGGCACCCCCGGCAAAACCAGCAACTCTGGCAAAACCGGCAGCAGCAAACCCTACTGTACCAGCAACCTCTGATCCAGCTACACAAAAGATTCTATCAGATGCGAGAAAAATGATTAACTCTCAAAAAAAAGAACCGCTTTCAACTGAAAACTTTACGGTAGATACAACTGAACATGAAATGACAGTCAATCAGCGTAAAAGAGCTGCAACAGAATTAGACTTGGCACCTATCTCACAATGGTTTCCAATGCCGGCACCACAAGTTGACAGTGTTGCTGATACAGCTGCACCTATAAATACGAATACGAATATAAAAGAAGGTATGGAGAATGCTGACGCTGACACAAAGGATATCATGGAGCGAAATATTACGTCCATCAATGCAAATGATAGTCAATCCAAATTCAAATTACGTGATTATTACATCAAGGCAGCACATAACGCGTTCAATCCAGACAAGTTTAAAAATTCGAATGTTAGCATGGAGGCATTTCTTTATGTGATTGCGAGAGGATGTAGGTTCGTTGACTTCGAAGTATTTTCGGTAGAAAACCAGCCAGTGATTGCTTCATCATCTGTGAACTCTTTCAATTATAAAGAAACATATAACCATATTCCAGTTACTGATGCATTTGAAGTACTTGGAAATTATGTATTCTCTGGGGCAAAGTGCCCGAATCCAGGCGATCCATTTATTATTCATATGCGTATGATGTCGCAAAATATTACAATGTATGACAAACTTGCAAAGATTATTTCACAGAGTAAATCGGTTGCACGATATTTGCTTGGTCCAAAATACGGCCGTGAGTTTCAGTCCAAGGATTTAGGCAATGAAGACCTCCTCGATTTCAAGGGAAAAATAATTTTGATAGTGGATGGTTCAAACCCAGTGTATCGAAAAACGAAGTTATTTGAACTAATCAATATGAGTTCAAAATCGCTGTTTCTTTCCAAATATAACTATTTCGGCGTGAAAAATGTAGGAGATCCGCAAACATTCAAGGACTCAAATAAAAAGAATATGTGTCTTGTGCTTCCAGAGAAAGCGGGGCGTCCCATAAATGACGGTCATAATGGTCCGTTTACCTGGGGGTGTCAAATTGCCGCAATGTGTTTTCAGGAGGAGGTGCGTGATGAAAAACTTAAAGCATATGAAGACAAATTCGCGTCAGTTGGATATGCATTTATTCTTAAACCGGAGGATTTACGTTATGTTCAAATTACAATCGCTCCTCCAGCGCCACCCAACCCGAAGGCGTCGATGGAGGCTCGTCCAGCAGAAGCGGCAGGTGGTGTCAAGATTACCATATAATTTGCTTTGTTCGTTGTGCCCATCCTACCCATGAATGAATAGTTGGACTTGTGCAAATTATCTAATGATATGATAGATATAACATATCATTTTAATCAAAATGCCACATAATAAACACCACGAACACGGCCATAGTCGCGGACGCGGTGACACTAGTGCGGATGTTTCTTATGACGAAAAAGAACTCGAGATCTTACGCGAAGCCGTTGATATCGTAGAGAAAAAGAAGGGGGAAGCTATAACCCATGATCCGAAAGTAAAGAAAATCATTTCAATCGTTGAAGACTTTATTGCGAACAAGAAGTTAGTTTGTTATGGAGGAACGGCTATCAATAATATCTTACCAGAAGATGCCCAGTTTTACAATAAAGATCTAGAACTTCCTGATTACGACTTTTATTCCGATAATGCGTTAGATCACGCGAAAGAACTGGCAGATATTTACTATAAGGCTGGTTATGAGGATGTAGAAGCAAAATCGGGTGTTCATCATGGTACATACAAGGTATTCGTTAATTTCACTGGAATCGCAGATATAACCCAAATGGAACCTGCATTATTCAATGCAATCTCTCGAGATGCAATTGTCAAGAGTGGAATTCGTTATGCTCCACCCGATTTTCTTCGTATGGCGATGTATCTAGAGCTATCGCGTCCAGATGGCGATGTGTCTCGTTGGGAGAAGGTTCAAAAACGCTTGACTCTTTTGAACAATCATTATCCGTTGAAAGGGTATGACTGTGATAAGATCGAATATCAGCGCGGATTTGATGGTGCGACAAAGGCGAATAGTGGGGAGATTAGTATTTCAAAAACGAGATCCAAATCCAGGTCCGCGTCTAAGTCAGCGTCTAAGTCAGCGTCTAGATCGACCGTCCGTTCTCAGTCAGTGAAGCGTGGTGGAGGTGGAGGTGGTAGCGTAAAAGCATTAAAACGAGATGCAATTAAGGGTGTGATTCGAAAGTATCGTCATATGGGCGCATATATGAAACATCTGTTTTATGCAGTACCATCACACGAAGAAACGATCGGTGATTTCAGTTATAAACTGGAAGAAGATAAATTGACGCATCGTTATCGTTTGATTGCAACGTATGAGAGATTACTGGGAAAGAATGACGAATTCGTATTGTATTCAATGAAGCGAAGTGATTTAGATGGTGATGCAACACCGAGTGCGAGCAAGAGTGCAAGTAAGAGCGCAAGTAAGAGCGCAAGTAAGAGTGCGAGCCCCAGCCCTAGCCATAGCAAAAGCGCAAGCGCCAGCGCGAGCAAAAGCGAGAGCCGGAGTAGGAGTAAGAGTCCGACACCTGCATATTCTATGAGCAAATCAAGTATTTCTTATTCAAGCAACAGAGAGAAAGAAATGGCAGAGAGTGATGTTTACAATATTGTTCGTGATGTATTCATTAAAAACCGCGCAGTATTCTTTGGTGGGTATGCGAACATTTTGTACTCTAGGTACATGCCAAAGCATCAGCGCCGTATTGTTCATAAAATACCCGATTTCGATGTTCTCTCTGAAGACCCACGAGATCTATGTGAAGCAGCGGTTCGCGAGCTTACTGCACATAAATATACGGATGTCAAATATACAAAGCATGCTGGCGTTGGTGAAGTCATTTCCGAACATTATGATATTCGTATTGGTGATGAGGTTATTGCATTTTTATACAAACCTCTTGCATGCCACAGCTATAATACAATACGGATTGACAATGAATCGATTCGTATTGCGACAATTGATACGATGTTAAGTTTTTACTTGGCGTTTATCTACGCTGACCGCATTTACTATGATATTAATCGTATTTTGTGTATGTCCCAGTTTCTATTTGACGTTCAACAACATAATCGTCTGAAGCAAACTGGACTTTTGAAACGTTTCACTATTAATTGTTACGGAAAACAACCTACGTTGGAGACAATGCGTTTTGAGAAAACCGAAAAATATGAAGAATTGAAAAATAAAAGAGATACTCGTGAGTACGAAGAGTGGTTCTTGCGATATATTCCATACGAAAATACAGGAAAGAAAAAGACGTCGAGGTCGGGGTCGGGGTCAGGGTCAAAGACCCGTAAACGTAAGAGAGATTAGAATCCTTCACCAAGTTTATTCAATAATTTCATAATGACAAAAAAGATGACTGCAAACATAGCACTTGTAGCCGTTAAGCCTATCATTTTGAAATTTCCATCTTCTCCAAACAACGAAGGGATAAAATGGAGAAGTTGCGCGCGAAAAATCGGCATCTGGAAAATAAAATACATAACGCCTACCAAAATTGGCATTTGAATATCATAATAAATCGATTCAAGTGTATCCAACTGGTTCGATTCACGTGCATTTGCACTAATTATACTCTCCATGGAAGTATGATCTTTGATGTAATCGAAATCACTATCGCCTGCACCAGCATCCCCCCCGTCTGAAAAATGTACCGATTTTGGTTGAGGCACATAATTCGGTCTAGCTTGATCGTCGTGTGTAAATGAATTCGGGTTCATCGGAATATCTCTCGTTGGTATCATCGTCATTCCATTCGCACTCGCACGTTGAACGCCTTGCATAACTTCATTCATCATATTCCCTGGTACATGCGCGGGCCCTTGTTCGACCCCAATATTGGGAGAATAAATAAGCGGCGCCCCATTGTTTCTATTGCCTGAATTCGGGTTCTGGCTACTTAACGGTAGATCATCAATACTTGTTGTGTCACTCATTGCTAAAGAATATTTATATTTAAGATGTGGATATACATATTCTAATATTGAAGAGACAGATTTTTAGACGCATTCAATGATTAATGCATTTTCACTTCTTTCTTACTTGGATCACATTTCACCGCATTTGTCTTGTATTCATAGCATTTGTCGTCCAATTTATATGTGTCATTTTCTAATTCCTTAAGAGGAGGGGCGCGAAATCGAATACATGACCGATCTTTACATACTCTTCGAAACAATGATGCAATACCTAAGCCGAGGACGATTGATATAATAATGCGGCCTGTTTCTGTATGGAGAAGCCGTTGAAAACCCATTTTAACTAGATAGGTACTCTAATATATAGAAATATAAATTAGAACCATGTGTCAGCATTTGTTGTTTATCTCTTATTGAACAGGTATCTTCTTCAGATTTCCCTTCACTTTATCACAAGGAACCTCTTTTGCCTTAAATGAAAAGCAATTATCAGCACGGTCTTTAAACTGGAAATTGCGAAGATTGTCAGGTGTGGGGTAAACATATATGATCTTCGGGTTCGGTACCGAAATGTAGACATAGAAAAGACCTATGGAGAGGCTTACGATGAAAATGGGAAGGGAAATATGTTCAAATAGGTTAAACATTAGGTATTGTATATAGCAGATACCGGTAGATTGTATTATTATATTATGTTGCGATAATAACGTGATTACTGACGTTTTGCTGCCGCCACTTTTGCCTGCATCGCCTTTATTTCTGCTGCTTTTCCAGGATACCATTTATTACCAGATTGCTCTACTGCGGCCGCCACTCCCCCTCCCCCTCCCCCTCCCGCTGCTCCAGGCGCTGAAACCGCACCCACTGGCTTACTTACGATACGATTATCTGCAATCCATTTCGGCATGATCACCGGCATATACATTTCATGATAGCTATATTTCTTCTGCGTGAGATTGAACTCGCCGTCATTGTACATTTCAACGAGCGCACCATTCGCATTTTCTGTGGTCTCTATTTGTGAGTATATATACTTCGTATCTCGCAATTTCATATATGCTGGCTCAATATCTGTCTGATAGAGAACAAGAATATCATCGATGATACTCCGATTCTTCCATTCAGAGTCACGAAATTCTGTCATATACTCCTTAATCCGTGCAACTTTCTCGGAAATTACACGTGTTAATGTATCTGTATCCTTTTGGAGGTCGTTATTATCAGTTACACTCAGGTAGTAACTCCTGAACTCAGCATACATTTTCAATTGTTCTTGTAGTTTATGCTGAACTGCGTCAAACTGTTCGAGTAGTTCGTCCTCGTTAATGAACCTGAATAGAAGATCCAACTTCATCCGGATAATCTCGTCTTTTGTCGCACGGACTTCTTCTAGTGATTCATTCATCAATGTCTCTAAACTCGCATATTTTCCGCGACTCACCTCAATATGAAACCCGCATGGTTGAGAGATATTTCCGCATATCGCCTTCAGTTTACCATCGGCCTCCGTGAAAATAGAACCGCCTTCCTGTTTGCATACAATACATGCGGGTTTGATCATTGCGAGACGCTTGGCTTTTTGTTGCGCTGAAAGAGTCTTCCAATTGATGATGGGATCATTTATCAAGCGTTGTCGGCGTTTTTCAAGCGCAGAATTGTATTTATTCTTCATAGAGTAATATCCGTGAATAGCATCATTTATTTTCACGCGATCTTCCTCTGGGATGAGTTGGTAAGGGTAAATCAAACCGCGGAACTCGTTTGGATCTGCTGCACGCTGAAGATGCTTTTTAAGCGCGTCTTCTTGTTTGCGTGTCATTTCTAAGAGGATACGAGTTGCTTTTTTAAGAGTATCGCGTTTATCCTGGGCTTCTTTTTGTTCTGCAATTTTTGATGCAGCTGCCCCTCCATATTGCGTGCGCTCTTGAATGGCAGCATGTAAATCTTGGTATACTGACATGTTTCGCGTATTCGTATTCTGTTATACTATCGTTAGAATCAAATAATGGTAGTTAAACGTCGTCGAGTTCATGACTCCTCTTCACTACTCCCTTCACTCGTTCCGCGCTATGCGTAATTACGTTTCCAATAATCCTCATCCGGATTCTTCCATATTGGAAGATTGGTAAGCATGCCCATTCCATTTCCGGCAGGATGAATGCGGCAATCCATCGGAATTCCTTTACTTTGAGCATAATGACTTGCATTTACCATTTTGAGTTTCGAAAGAATGTATTCTTGTTGTTTACGCTTTTTCGCGTCTACTTCTTCTGGTGTCGGTTTGCCTTTGTAACGAATATATAAAAATACGCCTAAACATAGAAAAAATGCGACACCTACTATAAAGTTGAATGTTTGTGTATAGTAATAATCTTTGAGATTATGGCACTGCTCGAGAGATTTACTTAAAAAATATCGAACACCTGGTTCTGTTAATGTTGGTGCTGGAGCATTATCATTCATCACCGCGACGAATACGAAACACTTACTATACACGGAAAAAATAACGAAGAAGTGGAAACGCAACGCAGTAATCCTATTATACTACCATTATCGACAAAGACAAGCGGAGCGACGCGATACAAATAATCCATGTATAATGTAGTTACACAAGGATAAAATATGGCAGAGTTAAGTTCTTCCGTTGCAATCGGTTTTTTCATCGTTTTATTTGCCGGTTATTGTTATTACAAGTACAAGAAAAATGGAGTATTAACTGCTGGAGTTACAACGATGTTTTTCATTGTTCTTATAACGGGCGAGTATTTCATCAATCTTGCAATGTCAAAAGATATATGTGGTTTTGATCAAGAGAAAACTGCAGTCATCGCAACCCTTTTACCATGGATTCTTGTTTTAGGAGTGCTTAAGGCTGCTCTTGTAGTATTTCCAGGATGGCTTACACCTTTTAGTAATACATTCGGATATGTTTTTGTCTCTGTTGTTACCGATTTGAAGGATGTTTTCAACAACATTTTAACACCTCAATTCGATTTAGAACCACCCAAGGATGGTCAAAAAGGCGGTGGTGACAGTAGTGGTGGGTTACAAGATAGCGCAGATATTCCGGAAGATAATGTAAAAAATAAACGCGATATTGGACGTGCTTTAGAACAAATCTATACAGATCAATCCATTCTTCTTAATGAACTCTCTCTTGATAACCTGGATCGGTTTTGGGACAGTTTCAAAGAATCAAAGCTCATCCGGACGTCTGCAAAGATTGAAGACTTAGAGAAAATCCGGAAATTCTTAATGATGAAGACAATTGTAGGTGAATTTGTATGGCTAGTATTATGCGGTATGTTGGTCGTAAGTATTAGTTATAATTACTTACTGAATATGGGTTGTACATTTTCTCCTGAGCAACAGAAGATACGTGCTCAGATCTTGAAAGAGAAACAAGCTGAAACAAAGAAGAAAGAAGCGGAGGAGAAGAATAAGGTATCAATCGTGACCTAACGAGTGAAGCGACCCGAAATTAGACAAACACTCTCACTGCGGGAAGTGATATGTAATAAACAGTAACATAAGATAGTATTCCTAATATAATTGCAAGGAGCCAAATTGGTATTATCGTTTTGCTAGAATATCCAATTCCAAATTCACGCAGGCTTCCATCTTCATTATATAAAAATGATGGATTCATGTACTGGACCAACATGAATACGATGACATATAACAAAATGGCTGTGCCTGCTAAATTATTTCTGATCATTGTTTTCAACGTGTTCATTATGTATTGTAATAGTATCTACTAATATATTACAATATTACTTTTATTCAGGTTTAACCGTCGTCCGACTCCTCCTCCTCCTCTTCTTTCTCATTGTCTTCGCCATCGCCGGCTGCTTTTAGTGCTTTAAATATAGAAGTCCATTGTTTGGCAATATTTTCAATAATTTCTTCGCGTAATTATCTAGATCTTTCATTTCATCAGAATTTTTAGTTCCATCAGTCCCATTCACCGCCACCACCACCGTCCACTGCGCCACCCCCACCTCCTGCGTCACCTTCGTCGTTGTGCTGGTGGATATACGCAGTATCATCCTCACCTGCATCATCATCCTCAGGAATGCCCGACGACATATCTAATTCATGCGCCTCGATTTCTGCTGCGGACCTGTCCGCTTCCAGCGCCTCCATAACATAAATCTCTCGGTTCATATCTGTCACATAATCCCGGCGGCCAAGTTGCTTCTCTTTCTGCGCGATCTTCTCCATCTCATCACGCTCTTCATCATAATAATCCTGGTCGTATATCACGACGCCTGTCTGTGATGTACCTCGGCTCCAGATTCCCATCTTGTGTGTTTTCATCAGGTTTTCGAGTTGACGTTCACCCACTGACATTGCACCAATTCTCTCGACAACGCCATCTTTCTCCTTATCTTTAACCCGTGTGAGCTTCTCTTTGATATTCGCGAGATTGAAATTGATCGCTGATTTATCCTTCTCAATCATACGGAGATACACAATCAGGAGTTCACTGACACGTTGCCCAAGTGCTTTCTTGTCTCCCATGACGATATCCATCTCAGAAAGAAGTTGCCGTTTGTCTGTAGCTCTTACAGAGTCACTAGAATACAGACGCGAATGAGGATCGATATCGTCGCGTTGTTCGTCTTGTTGTTCGCGGAAATTGGCTGCGCGCGCAATTGCACTAGGTGTGTCTGATCTTGCGAAGTCGGCAGCAGCAACACTCGATGTCTTTGTCTTGCTGCTTTTTTTCGCACTAGAAGCGGGAGCGCTACGCCGTAATAAATGCATAGGTTCTGACTGATAAATCGTTATTGGGGTTTCAGTCACCAGCTGAACAAATGTTCGCATGAACGAGAGAAAATAGAAGAGGTGCAACTTACATCCAATACTGCGATCAAATACAGAATACATTGTGAAGATATTCTTGCGTGTAGAATGTGGTACACGTTCACCGAGTTCTTTCATGATGTCTACTTCACGTGGTTCTTCACGAGAAACTGCGATAGCACCACGACTACTGAGACCTTGACTTTGGACAGCAATCGCCGCAGCAGCTGCCGCAATCTTCGCGTCTTTCACTTCATCGAAGAATACCTCCGCCATAAAAGGCGTATTGTCCATCATAATTTTAAGATCTCGGACATGATGTTCGGCATGACGCAATACCTCCTTGATCACGTGATCATTATAGAACGATTTGAGAGCGGTATAATGCGATGAAATAATCGTTTTAACGTCCTTCATATGTGTATCAGAAAATCCCCAGTGTTTCGGGACATTCGTGTCATCAAAATCAAGTCCATTATTAATAATGTTAGGGATAATATCAATCAACCGCGTAAGCGTATTCCGCATAAATTGATAACTCTTTGCCGCGGTTTCATCGGTGGCCGACATAAGAACTGTGCTGCTCTTATTGATTTCGAAATCCAGGACAGTATCAATGATACGTTCAATCTCTCGGAACTTCCCTTTGGTTTGTTTCCCGTTTTGTTGAATAAATCCAATCACGATCGCGCGCAATTCACGGTTCTTTGTTTCAAGATAATTCTTAAGATCACGCATTTCTTGTGTATCTTCTTGTACAACTGTCGGTGAATCTGACTGAAGAATCGCGAGAATGAGTTGCCGCAATTCTCTCGGAATAATACACTGGTCAAGTTCACTGCGCACTAGTTCACGTTCACGCGGTTCTTCTCTCCGATCGAGGTCTTCATCGCATCGCTCTAAATAAAGGACCGCGTCTTGAAACCGTTGAAGTTGCGTATTCTCTTGAGGTCGCACTGCCGTCTTATATCCAGCATCCACCATTTTATGGCCATTGACTGCTTTCAAAAGTCGCTCAAGACTCTTTTCATCAAAAATACTAGAGTCCTTCTTAAGTTTTGCGATCTTATCCTGGATGACATCATTTGGATTCCAGTCTTGCGGGCGTGGCGGGCAAATCTCTCGAAGTTCTGGATGTAAAAACATAGATACAGCGGTTGCAACTGGATTCGCGCTTCCTGCTTCTTCTCCTCCCACTGCCACGGCGTATTGCTGATTCATACGGCAATAATGGATAAATGCACGATAAATCGTCTGTTCGTCGAATGCTTCCGGAATATTTGGGTACTGAAACCGCGTGTTCCGATTGTCAATAATCGTCGTCGCTCGCGACTTCACCGCCATCTCTCTCATCGTTTTTGTCAGGAATCCAATAATTCGGTTGTGATGATGAATGTTCTGTTCGCGCTCCATGAAATAATCGACCACGCGTTTACTTCTGCGATCAACTGGCTCATTACAGCACGCATTTTCCAAGAATGGCTCGCTCGCCATATTCAAGAGTAACGGGCTGCTATTCTTCACTACGGAGTGTATCATTTGCTGAATCGAGAGACTGAAATATTGACACTTACTTTCAAGTACATCGAGTTTATCATGCTGACCGTGATAGCCGCGCTTCATATCCGTAATCAATTGATTTGTGAAGTCAGCCGACACGTTCTGAGGTGTTGGCATATTGTCGAGAGATTTCATCGGAGGCATAAAATTCCCCCAACGCAACACTGACATTTCTGCTGGAATAGCTTCGGCACTACCCTCGCGAGATTTCAAATAATCGCGTTTTGCTTGCATACGCTCTTTGATAGCAGGTTTCGTAAGAATCGATGCGTCAATGAATATCTTCATCTTCGCAAGAATATCGCCCTCTTTCTTAAAGGATTTCAGTGTATTCCACGGCTCAATGCTTGTGCGGATTTTATACGCAATACAGGCAATATACATCATACCCGATACGTCACCATCACCATCAATTGGGTAACCGGTAAATGAGCGAATGCATCCAGCATGTGTTTTCCGTGTCTTTGGGGTTGGAATCGCACATTGAATCGCGACTGTTAGATAAGAAAGCGTGAGAAGAAGAAGTGTCTGGAAAAAAGTATCTTTGTATGGAGGGAGATGCTTGCCCTTCTCTAGAAACATTTTCTCGGATTTCGCGCGATATGCGTCTTCCGTAGGAACAGCCTTTTCTAACAACGTGAGTGTATTCTGAATAATGAACTCGCGTTCAGCATGAAGGTCAATACCCATATAACCGGTCATGGTAGTAATAATATTGTTGATAATACGAGCATTTGGGCTGTCATATTTCTCCAAGATACTCAACCCATGAAGTCCTCCTCCTCCAGCTGCCGCTGCTACTGCTGCACCACCTCCCGCCGCAGCTGGTTTCGCCACTTTGAGTACACCTTCACCCAGATCAGCCTCGATGATATCCCTTGTAACAAGGCGAAACCCAGCATCATCAAACCCTTCTTCGGTGACGTGTTCTATTTTCTTGATAAGCGCGCCGCTGAACTTGTCCACCCATGCCTCACCATCATCACTGATCGTTCCACGCTCTTTACAAATTGTGTCAATGACGACGGAAAGTGCACTCATTCCATTCGAACCACCTTGGATAAACGCGATCGCGATCGTTTCATAAAACGACGGAAGCAATTTCGAATTGGATTTAATACAGTATAACCAATTCGGATCTTCGTCCATGATTTCATTCGCTTTGCGCGTAAAACTCGTGATAAATTGCATGAGATCATATTGACGCTTTACAAAATCAGTTTGGGCGATAATCTTGTCTTTAAGAGGTTCCATCGGTGAAATGATGGCGTCAATATCTTCCATATCATCTTCTCCAGGAGCGCCACCACTATTTGAAGGCGCATGAAACCCGATTTTGTATTTGCGATCGTTGTATTTATAGAACTCTTTATTCTGTATCTCGGTGATTCGCGCAATGTTTTTCAGATCATATTCGAATTTCTTATTTACAAATTCCATGAAATTCTCTCTTGTCACCTGATACTTGACATCGAACTCCGCCTTCATTTTATCGAGAAACGCCTTTTTAATGACATCCACACCTTCCTTGCTCGTGATGTGCGCCATCGCTTCATGAGTTTCCCCACCCATATTTTCTACTTCTGACATCATATTTCGGGTAGCGCTTACGGCAAACGGTATACAGTCACGATTTACGTTACAGAAATAATTTTGGTCACTGCTTGGGATCATCGGAGGAATGGTTGTATCGCGGACCCATTTTCCATTATCACGTTTAAAATAAAGGAATTGTGTTTCAGTTGTTCCTAAGTTATCATCGTCTATTCCTTGACGCGACGTTCCCGAGAAATCTGGCTCAACATATTCATCCACTTCTACGACTGCGTAGTCTCCGTCATTTACGGGTCGCATACCCGGACCGATCATGATCGCTTCCGACTCCTTCTTCGCCTCTTCATAGGTCATCTTCTTCTTCTTGATGAGTTCGTCGACCAGAAACATTGAGAAATCGCCGGAGCTCATCGATTCTTGTTCATCGCGGTACGATTCCAGGAATGCGTAATCAGTCGTATCATATTTCTTGTCGAAAAAGATAGGTTGGTCGCTATCATTGTCCTCTTGTACTGCTTCTTCATTCTGATAATTCTTTGCAAGGACCATGCCGAATCGTTTGGGAGCATCTGCATTTACGGCCGATTTTGCGGGTCTTGCAGCAGCGCCACCGCCGCCGCCACCAGCAGCACCACCAGGCGCACCCCCAAGCATGGCACCCACATCACGCAGCTTCTGGCTTTGTTCACCTAATACAAGATTGAAATCGAATGGTGTGATAAGTTCAGTGGTCGTAATTGCAACCGCATCCATGTATAGTTTTGCATAATCAACCGCAAGCATACGAGAAAGAAGTTCGGATGACGAAAGAAGGTTGTCGTTATATTCCGTTTGTTCAGATAACCCGGCAGCATATGATCGACCGCGCATTTGTTGACGCTGACGTTCATCCATTCCAGAAGATACACCGGGTGCGGCGCCAGACGCAGAACGAACTTGACTATCTTGGAAACCGTATGATTTGAATACATCTGCGTCCATCATTTTTCCAGTTACAATCAATTTATAAATCATAGATACTCCCATATAACGCACGTTGTAGTGAAATGCGCGCAGACGACCAAACTTTCGGAAATTCGTCGCATAATTCCGCTTGTATTCGAGAACGCGTTCGTATAAAAATGCAACAATCTCGTCGTATTGTTTCACAGTAAGATCCTCTTGATAGATGAGAAATGGTTCAATAAAAGAGAGAACATCCTGTAGTGTCAATCGCCCATGAATATACTGACGCATCATTTCGAATATACTGCGTGTCTTAGGAATGATCACCTCAAGGAACTTTCGATATTTATCACGTTCGTTCATGGATGCGGCCCCAGCCCCACCCCCAGCACCCACTTCTGGTTCTAAAACAAACTGTTTTATTTCATGAAGCAGTCCATGAGCATTAAGGTCGAGAGGAGTATTAAGGTCATTGATACCATGTGTCGTTAGTTTCATCATTTGGCGCATCATATCCCAGTAATGTACATGTTTGGCATTGAGGTCGCATTTATCTAGAATATTGATTGTCGGTAGTGAAATACGCGAATAATGCATTACCGGTTGCGGAAATGTGATGAATCCCGTAATATTCATACGGTCATTCGGTGTAAGATTTGCGAATTCTGTTGTCCGTTTTAAAATAGCGCCTGTTTCACCCCCGGCTCCAGCAGCTGCACCGGATGTAATGGCTGGTTTGACCTTGGAAAGACCCAAATTGTATTTCTGAATAACAAACCTACGCCGTTTTACTTCTTCACCGGTGACAACAGATGAATAAAAGTCGTCCAAGTTATCAATAACCGCAGTGATATTCTCGTTCACCTGACGTGTACTGATTACATCCTGTGTATATCTCGGATCGTTGCTAGGTGTAAAATGCCGCGCTGAAAGAATTGTCATGTACTGCGCATATGTGAGAGATCCATCGCACCATTGACGCTGAAGTTGAATTTCGGCTTCGCGTTCTTCTTGGATGAGACGCGGTGCAATATCCATTTCTGCAGCGACCCTTTCGTCAATCGGAATATCATAAATCACTTTGCGGTTTTTCACGATTGGAAGAATCCACCGAAGAGCATGATCCATCTTCATCAATGATTCGACAAGAGGACGATACAATACGCTTTTGGGAGCCGGGACAGCTGGGTTTCCATTCGTATCAAACCGAGAGAAGTTGTGACGGAGTTCACGAAATCGGACAACCATACGCTGAATATTAGTGAGAACGCTGCGGGTTTTTTCAGGTGTAGGGACATTCGTCATCAATGTATCGAGAAGATCGTCACATTGCTTGTCTAAATTAAAGCGGCGGTTTTCATCCGGAATGTCGACCGTCTGAATGAGAACATCTAATTCTTCGCCAACTTGAATTTGATCAGCGTCAATAAGGATTGAACGCAATTTCTCTCGAATTGCAGCAACCGGAGCAGTTATAGCAGCACTAGCAGCAGCATTTAATCCGGAAGCACTCGAGGCTACAGAACCAGAAAGAACCGTATGCTCTGACTCTCCTTCCGGTTGTTCACTCGCATCTTCGCCTTCTCCGAATCCTTGCTGTGAGCGAGATAATTGCCGCTGACGACGGCGTTGTTCAAGAGGGGTCAGATTCTCGTCAACTACAGCATCCATGCCCATTGCAAGGAATCCTGCTTCACCGGCACCTTCATCATCACGCAAACCAGTATCAGTCGCACCAAATGATGATGGCGGTGCACGAATCTTGATCTCTTCGATCGGGAGATTTTCAGGAATACCCATATAACCGAAATTGATATAGATCATCTCATCCTCTGGATACGTCCGGATTTCAATCATATCCTCTTCCAGATTTGTAATCATACCCGTAATAATTGTTGGAATATCGCCACCGAAACGAATATCAATCCATGTAGAAACGACTAAATTATTTTGTCTGGCATATCCTTTCTCATCTGCACGACTAAGAAGTTCGATCGATGTTATACTTTCATCGCTGAGATTACCAGTTGCATCAATTTTTAAAATATAAGGTGTAAGTGTATCCGTGTCGATAAGTTTGATTTTACGTGAAGATACATAGTCTACTAAAAAAGTGTGTTCATGGATTTCTTGATGTGTGGGTGCAATGATTGTTATAAAATCACCAAGTTTAATGGATAGAGACAAGACTTCTCCACTTTCGCCACCACCACCGGCATCAGCAGCAGCTCCTCCTCCTCCGTTGTCATCGCCGTCACTGTCACCATCGCCGGTGTTTCCACTTATTTTTGGGTCTTCTTCCATTGTTCTTAGTATATGTATCTACTATTTTATAGGCCGAGTGTTTAGGTGTTTTATATACCAATAAATCAAACTGATATAAAGATTAAACCTATGATAATATACTAGTTTATACTACTATGTTTTCTATATCTTCTACCGAATTCGCCGATTTACCTGCCTTCATCGAGAAAGTAAAGTCTGAGAGCGTCGATGGCAACGACGATTCACGTATGAATGAGATTCGTACGTGGTGTGCCGAGAAGGGCTTTCTTTTTCATTTTTCTAAAACTTCGGCAGGGGTATTTTACACATTGAAGTATGACCGTGCTAAACTCACGGAGGAGCAATACGAAACATTGGGTCGTTTTCGTTCTGTTGTTTTTGACAAGGATGGTAAGGTATGCTGCATTGCGCCCCCGAAGATGTTGAAGATCAAGAGCGAGATGAATTCATGGCCAGTTAATTCTGCAGGAGGTCATCTATCGGCAGAGGAGATGGTGGAAGGTATTATGGTAAATCTCTTCTGGCATGATGGATCGTCGGGTGACGGTGGTGGTAGTGGTAAGTGGCTTATTGCTACCAAGAGCTGTGTTGGAGAAGTGTCATTCGATCATATTGTCGAAGCGCAAGCAGAGGCTCAGTTGCCTCCTGCATCGGATACACCTGCTGATGAGTCGAGTGCTACTCGGAGTAACACATTTCAGAAACTGAGTGTTCAGGAAGTGTTGCGTAGGCGTATTTGTGAGATTTTGAGTCTTTTGCCCGGTGGATTGGATACTGTTCCTAAGGAATACTGCTACTCATTCGTTGTCCAGCATCCCAAGAATCAAATTGTCAACGTGATTACTGTTCCGAAGCTCTACTTGATCGCAGTGTATCAGTTGTCACCTGCACCAGAATCAGTTGTGGGAGTGAATGCAATCCGCATTGATCGCGACATTTTCTCTGCGAACTTCGGCGGAAGCGTGTCGCATATGCCTTCCGGATTGACATGTGTCGCGGATGCGGAGACGGATGATGCTGCAACTGCGACATTTACACCTCATACGGTGGAGGACTACTGCAACATGTATTCATCACCACAGACTGCTCGCAGCGTTTCATTGCCTGGCGTGGTGTTCGTGGATAAGGACACGGGCTTCTGCTACAAGATGCGTAATGCCAAGTATGAAAGTGTGAAGAAGCGTAAGGGTATGGAGCAGAAATTGATGGCGCAGTATCTTCAATTGCGTAAGGATCATGGAATCGACGAATACTTGAAGTACCATCCACAGCATTCACGCGCATTCCGTCAGTTCCGCGATCGTCTTCATGACTATACTCAACGCCTGTATGATGCATACATTGAGCATTACGTCAAGAAGGATGCGAAGCCTCTGAAGGAATATGACCGCGAGCTGAAGACGCATATGTACAAGATTCACTATGATCTGTATTTGGCGACGATGAAGGAGTCGGGTGCGTTTGTCACGAAGCATACCGTTATTAACTATGTGAATCAGTTGGCGGCGGCGCAGCAGTTGGCGTGCTTGAATGCGAGCGCGGGGGCTGGGGCTGAATCAGCTTCGGCGGGGGCATCGAAATTTTCTGAATCGTCAGCTTCTGCATCTACCGGCGATAAACGGCCATTTCAGAGAAAACCGATTGAACGTTCGAAGACCGGTGCCGGTGCCGGTGCAGGGTCGGGAGCTGGCGCAGGTGCAAGAGATCCAGAGTCGCGATCAGGGTTCCGTAGCGCAAAACCGTCGAGGGGCGGGCGTATGGTGCCCACGCTGACAGTTCAGATTCCCAAAGCGGATGACATGGACGCTGGACCTGGGGGGCAGTTAAAGGGTTCAAAAGGAACTGGTGTTGTCAAGGTGCAAAACAGGTTTGCAGGGTTGGACATGGTTGATTAATTGCGGGATAATTAATGGTGGGATATGGAATAAAATTGATTGATAATAATTGTAAATACTATTATCAAACGACCGAACGATGTCATTTCCAAACTGTCCTCCACCCCCGCCATCAACGCCACTCCCTGACCAGACAGAACTATATTTCGGTTGGTTTTCGGAAGCACTTCAACAATTACGCATATCAAATCCGAGCCATCACAAGTTCAATGGGAAAATGATGGTAAGCCCGCCGTATTGCTACTGGACACAAGGAGATCAAAAGGTACTCGTTACGGATGTGACACATTCAAGCATTCCGACGCCGCGTCAAGTCAAAAATGGCGATATTTACGTGGGACAGGTAGATAAATATTGGGGGAGATCGTATACTAGGGGAATGTAATTGGTCTCATTATAATTTATTGCCAAAACTGATTTTGCCCTTTAACGCGTTAAAATTGCTAACCAAAGCATCCTTTCCAGCAGTAAGAGCATTCTTCGCCATTTCACTTAAAAACTCTTTATTATCTTTTAGGCCATCAATTTTAGTTCGTATACTACTAACAACATCATTCAAAACTGCTTCTTTTAATGTATTGAGACATGTCATTTCTTCAGGTGTAAATTTGCCTCTAACACTCTCAATCTTTCTATCCAGTGTACCTATAACTTTCTCATTAAAAATTCTTTTGAACTTATCTAAGGGTTGTTCATTAGGTTGCGGTGATGCTGCTTCTGTTACAGGTACTTCGTCTAACTCCCTTTGTATAACCGATAAGTCAATCTCGGGTTCAGGATTATTCTGAGGTAGAGGAGGTACCGTAGGATCTGGTGCGAATTTAGATTTAAGCGTACCAATACAATCAAGCACTGGTTGATTACCAGTGAAATTTCCTTCCAAATTTACCAATATATTTGTCAATCGTTGTTTAGTTTCTTCAGGTAAACCTGCTCCTCCTCGTTGATTTGAACGATTCTTTGATCCTCCTCGAGCTGCAGTTCCCAACAATATGAATATTTGCAAGAAAGGGCCTAAATTTTTAATCAAGAGACTAAATACGCCTGGCGCTACTTGTTTAATAAGTGGAAACAAGAGATTAAATAATTCATCTTCTTTACCGCCTCCGACCATGTGTATTTTACGACGAATCGTGTTTCTTAATCTCCGAATCGTGCGTCGTTTTTTATACGCACGTTTCTTAGACGCGCGTTTCGAATAATGTTTCGCCATTATTGTATCGAGTTATATACTAGCACGATACAATAATTATATCTCTAATATATAATAGCAATGTCTGTCTATCCAGTTTTAGATCGAGACAGTTTGGTTGAAAGATGTCAAAAAGATATAGCACAATTTATGCGTGAACAGGGAATAGCAGAAAACCCAAATCCACAAGTACTATTAACCGACTCTTTAAGAAAAGAGAAAATCCAAGCAAGAATAGAACAGCTTAAACCAAATTTCGAGCTGGATAGTGACCCTAACTATGTTGATGCAATTTCACACGTAGTCGATCGTACAAAACAACAACAATTATGGATTGCCAGAACCTATTTAGTATATCAACTTCTTATTGTTTTAACATTAAGTCTTCAAAATGCAAAATTATATGACGAGATATTCTTATCCGATCCGATGGGTGATTCCGCTATGTTTTGGCTGACTTTCAGGGCTGATGTCACCATAGCCGTTCTTGCTAATATCAAACTTGGAATATTTGGTAGTCTAACTCCTACGTCAGATATTGACATCGGATTTCAATATTCAGGGCCCAGTGAAGGATATACACCATGTTTAGCGTTCATTGTTTCGAGATTCGAGATGTTATTTCTTATTTTTACTGGTAAAACATGTCTTGCGTTTGATGTTGAATCGTACGCTGATATGATTACTGTTCCGAATACAGATCCAGCTACACAACGTGAGTTTCCGGATTTATTTTACCTTGATACAGGTAAGTTAACTTGGGATGATGAAACAAAACAAAAGTTGCTACCGATTGCATTCAATAGTATTGTAAGAAATGCTATAATTGGGTTGGGTTCGAGTGAACAATTAAGCCTGGATGATGTTATTTCACTATTTGATACTGATATTTCTCCTGTTCCTACTGTCGATTCCGACGCTGGAGCTACTGGCTCTCAAAGTCAAACATATAAAATGAAGATAGAACCAGTAATAACTAGTTTAAAAACAGATGAAATTGCAATATCTGCATTTCAACAATCAAAACAAACAATTTCGGAATTTTTGAGTAAACCATATAATCAACAAATACAAGCATATTATGACGCGGTTGTAGCAGCAGAAAGACTTAAAGTGAGTACATTAAATAATAAACACACTATAGAAGAGTTACGACAGCTAGCAGCTCAAGATATAATTGACTTAATAGTTGCTATCGGCCAAGCACTTACACTTAGAATGGAAAGTTATACATGTTCTCCAACTGTACTTCATGTTGTTCGTGTATTACAAGCTGAAGCACAAATTAAAGCCGCATCAGCCATATCTTCTGGAAAATATGAAACAACCACACCGAGTGACGTATGTGAATTGGATAAAAAGTTAAAAACTCCAAAATGTGTAGTTGGTAAAACTGGTTTTATTCTTAGTGCATTAGAACAAATTGGGTATATGTATCGGTTTCATAAAACATATTGTGAAGGTGGTGCGCATCCCGATCCTGCAAAATGTACAAAAAAAATTGGAAAATACAAAAATAGGTTAGTTCACGCTATGGAAAATATAAAAACACACGCACAGGGTGGCGGTAAAAGAGTAAATCGACGTACTTATATGAAACATGCATTCATGAAACCACCATCTCGTTATAACCATAAAACCAAAAAGCACCGTTTCAAAACAGTAAAGAAGCACCACGCGAAACTGTATAAAAAATATAGGAACAGTAAAAAAATGAAACGCGCATACATGAAAAAAACATTAAGATATCTCTGATCATATATTCGATATATGATCTCTTAATTTACTGTTTAATCATGACCACATATTGTAATAAGACATTTACTCTAATAATTGTATTATTACCCGATTAGCGGAGCGAAGCGACGCAGCGCCGTAGGGGGGCGCAACTCCCACCCTTAAAACAACTTCGACTCTGCATGCTGGAATGGCCTCGCCGCCTTCTCCACCACCAATGGTTCCGGCATGAAGAGTGCCATCCTCTCAAAGAATTTCACCTCGGGGAGTTGCTTCAACTGAGGGACAACGGGTGCTTGCGGGTCAACAAGGTTCGTAGAATTGATGCCGAATAACGCTGACTCAATATCCACGGAGTTCTGAGAGAAGTGCTCGCGAGACATTTTCGTCGGGAGGATGCCAACACTTTCAAATGCTAATCCAGGCTCGAACGCTTTACCTGCGTATCCATTTTCAAATGCAACATAATTGCGTGTCATTTTTTGTGCATTTTGCTCGATCTTGAAATCGGGGCGCGTATTCTTGTTTCGTGTAGATGCCATTCTTTATATATCCTAAACAATATTATTCTATTATTGTATTATTCTATTATTGTATTAATATCTTGTTTTAAGATAGTCAACGATCTCATCATGTAGCGGCTTGGGGATTTCTTCCTTGTGTTTGGCATGACGAAGACATGCATGGAATAGATCGAACAAATGAAATGAAAACATCATGCAGAAAATCATCTCGATATTGTTTTCTTTTGGCGTAAATCGGCGTTCATGTGGAGACGGAGATAGTGGAGGTGTGTCTTTGTCGTCGTGATCATCGTTGTCATGAATGTCTGTATGATTCGTATCATGTGAATCCGCCACTATACCCGAATTATATAATGGATGCAACTCTAAAATCTCCCGGATTCCTGTATGATCTTTGTATCGTTCGTATAAATCATTGATCACCGCCGATACAATTTCAGGATGGTATTCGTCGGTCGTGATTCCGAATGCTTGAAGAAATTGGATACGAAAGAGTGTATCTTGGTCATCTGGATCTTCAATCATTTTGTAGGTGGGGACGATATCATATTGGTACCCCGAGAGATCGATTTCGGAAGGAGATGAAATTGGTCTGGGCTCGGGTCCAGGTTCGGTGGAATCATTACTCGATTGAGTCGTAGATATAGCTTCAACTTCAAGCTCATACGGTTCTACAATACCTGCATTTTCAGTGTTATTATCCATTTCAATTATCGGTATATAAAAATATATGAAATATAACTTTATATTATGTCTCGCAATCGCTTCTCGCAATCGCTACATCATTGGTGATTTCACTCTGCTCGGGGTTGTCGCCTATGGATTGACATGTGGTAATGGGTCATCGCATGGATTACTTGCCTCCATTAAAGAGGTACTCCTGGTCACGCACCAACTCACGCGACGGGACTCCTCCACGAATCCATCCGTTCACCGCCGCGCCCTCCACATAATTCGCCGGGTTATTGATCGTCGTCTTAAACTCCTCCTGAAGAGGATAGTCGCTGTGCGCAGAGTTCAATTGCTCCGACAGCTGAGTAATGCTCTTCTTATTGGTATTCAAGTCACCCTGAAGCATCTTAGACTCGAAATCAACATTCACTGCGCCGCGTCCTAAATAAGGGACGGTCTTAAAGGGGCGCTCAAGGAGACTCAACTTACACTTTGCATGCGTATTCAAGCTTCCGATCGAGAGCTCCGAGCTGGTATCAACCGTGCATCCTCCAAACCCGCCATGTCCGCCCTTGTAAAACACGTTGGGTTGACTGGTTGCAAACTGAATAGGACGTTCCATCTGGCAATCCGTGGAGAAGAAGTTGCTCAGCGCATAGTTGGCAGAATTCAGGTTCTGGACGTTGCGTTGCGACAGATCTCCAGTATCGCACCCAATCCGCGACATATTGTCAAATGAAAAGTTATGTACGTAAGCCATTGTGTGATTTATCTTATAATATATTGTAATATATTGTATATTATATATTCGTAACATTCAATATATGATAATTATTGTCCTACAACTTGACCTAATCGCGAATTGATACGGCCACATGCAAACTCATCACCCTCTTTACACGATTTCATTTCACCATAGCAGAATTTCGCGAATGCATCCTGATCATTCGGAATACGGGTATTCGCCACAGGATGGAATTGTCGCATCGAAGATTCAAAAACAGCATTATCACCTAAAGTTCCAAATAATTTGCCATATGTTTCTTCGGGGGTATGGTTCGGTGTTATCGACGGCACATCTTTACCATCTACGATAACGTTACTTGCATTTGTGTCGATACTTCCACTGACAAATCTCTTGGTTGATTCGTTGATTTCTTGTTCTACAGCAGGGTTGAATGAGGGTGCTGCATTTCTGCGGCGCGGATTATCGCCTATTTCGGGCAAAAGCGGATTCATCAACGGATTCGTTGGCTTTGGAGAAGTAAATTCGTTGCGCATCAGATCATACATTTCTGGTTTGTCAATATTATTTGCGAAACCCTCTTTCGTTTTCAGGATCTTCTTTGCTTGTTCGGTTTCCATACCATTCTTCCCTTTATAAATGAAATTGTAAATCATGACAATAATTCCTAAAGTAATTCCGCCGAGTATAAAAATGGAAAAGGATGAAGTAATCAGATAGCCTAAAATGGTGGCGAGAATGACGAAGCGAGTAATTGCGTTTAATTTTGCAGGAGGATCCATTGCCGTCTGTGGCCATATTTCGCGAATGTAATCTTTATTCATGAGCACAGCAGGGTCTTCCACCCAAAAAACTTGATCTTTACTCATTATTTGTGCTCTGCCTGTTTATATGGTAATATATAAGATACTATAATACTTATATATTATGAAGAATGAATTATGAAGAATGAATTATGAAGAATGAATTATGAAGAATGAATTATGAAGAATGAATTATGAAGAATGAATTATGAAGAATGAATTATGAAGAATCAGTCGTTCTTTTGTTTATCGTTAGTAGGTCTCGGTGTCTTGGCCGGTTTTTCACCAGATTTAAATACAGATGTAGTTTGTCCATTCACGGGAAGAGGGGTAGCGGAGGCCGCAGCAGAAGCAGCAGCAGCGGAAGCCGCTTGCTTATCTTGGACCTTTTTAAGCAACCTCTCGCGCATCTGCGCCTGCTTCAGATTCTTATTCAGTTGTGATTGCATTGCACCAAAATTCACTTTACCACCACCTCCTCCACCACCCATTCCACCAGGAACATTCATCCCCATCTTGCTTAACATACTTGCCAGGTTGTTCATCCCCGGCATATTCTTCATCTTCGCCATCAATTCGCTTGCCTCTTGCATGATCTCACTTTCTTTCAGCTCACCTGATTTCAGTTTGGAATCGAGTTTGGAACCGACCGTCTTAATAATGCCGGACAACTTGCTTGGATTCTTCAGAAGTTGCTGAAACACACCCTTCATGGAAGTTTCATTCTCCATATTCAGATTCAGATCAGCGGCAGTCTCTTCTGCGATTTCCTTTGCAAGCATTCCAATCTTACCATTCAAAATAGACGAGAGATGCTCATGAATTGAGCTGGCATCGGGAATAGGCGGTGCAGTGCCATTTGCACCACTACTAGCACCCGCAGCACCCGAAAACGCCTCATTCATAAACTCGGTCGCTTTCTTGAATGATTCGTCCATTCCTTCGGCACTGGAGGATGCGGTGCCATCCGCATTATTCCCGAACATCGAACCCATTTCACCAATCACCTCCTCGAGTTTGGTTTTGAGCTCATTGTCGTCGATTGCCTCAAACAACTTGGCGGTATCCCCGAAAGATCCCATATCAGAGAGATTGTTTACAATAGAAAAAAGAATCAACTGAAGGTACTTCCAGATAATATCCTTAGTGTTGCTCGTGATATCCTCAGTGACCCAAATCTCTCGGAAATCGACTCCTGGAAGAAATTCCATGGGCGCTGGTTCTGATTCTGCATCAGGTGCGGCGGCGGCTGCGGTGGCAGGGGCGACTGCGGGGGGCGCTGCAAACAACGATTCATTTTTGTAAAGAATATCAAAAAACTTAACCGGATACACCTCTCGACAGTGCGAATACAACTCAATATAAAGCTCATCAGGCATAGGTTTCATCTCATGAGAGTACCCTAAATACTTCTCAAGGACCTCACGATACTCGGGGAATGAGCAATCAATGTCGCGCAGAAAATCGAGAATGATTGTCTGAAACTCTGCAGAAATATCAGCAATAGTTACTGGTTTTTTGTTATTACCATTGCCCGATTGCTTGGGCTTATTGCCGGATTTACCATGCTTCTTGTGTTTATTATGATTTTTGTTTCCACCCATGATTATATTGAAATCGAATGAATATGTATTATTACTAGATCAAATATTTAAGTTAGTTACGCCCTTGGAATTTTTACCCCTAAAACTGTCTGAATTTTATTTACATGAGTGGCGTTGTATACGCAACCACCTCGTTCGATCTCCGCAACGATGGAAACGTCCATATTGCATTTTTGCGCGAGCTCCTTCTGGGTGAGTTTCTTTTCGCATCGCGCGGTTCGGACAGCATCACAGGTGACCTTCGCGATGTACTTTGTCTTTTTCGTGTCATCGCCGTCGGCGGTTTTGGAGGCAGTGGTTGCGGCAACAACGGCGGATGCCGAATTAACGGATGATATGCTTGTTGTTGTCGATTTTTGAGTGACGGGTTGGGTTTTTGATTTCGGTTTCGAGAGGGTCACGGTCGTCCAATCTTGGCAATCAGGCACCTCAGGTTCAGGAGTGCTATATCTATTTTTCGACATGACGGGTAGGGCGTACGGTGAACGGACGAGGTAGTATATATAGTATCGCGTGATAGGTTTATATCGGTATACAGAACGGATACGGATATAGATGTAATTATTGTATAAGATATAATAACAAACGATCCAAGGCCGCTGTACATGACCTGGCTTGTCGTCGTAAATTCCATATTCTTTGTAGCAACCTTGACTGAATATCTAATTTGTATGAAATATATCACAAACAACTACGACTACAAAAACGAATGGTTCAATGTCCTTCTTAGTCTTTTATTTACCCCATTCTATAGCTGTTTCTTCATCCGTAAATTTTCATTCACGCAGATTAAATCGTATTTGTCGCCAGAAAGACGCCATGTTTTGAAATACCCAATCATAACTGGAGTTTTGTATACAGTAGAAACCGTATTCGTATTTTACGCCCTGAACACGATCACGCTGAGTTACTATACAATATTACGGTCCGGATTCATTATTTTTAATATTCCATGGTTCAAGTACCTCCTGAAAAAACCGATAACTCGACTGTATTATCTCAGTTGCGCGTCGTTGGTTGTCGCGCAAGTAGTCTCATCTGTACAATACATCTTCTATTACCAGGCAAACGCTGACACACGCGCACAAAATGTCATTCAAAATATCGTCATTGTCTTCATATCCTGCTTTTTGAACTCGACGTATAATAATGTGATCGAGTATTCGATGGGTCGATACGGCGACGTGATGCCGAATATCGATTTTCAAATCATTTTTCAGAGCACTTATTTCGTGCTTGCGTCACCTTGGGCTGTATACTACACGACAAAACACCCACCTCCCATAAATGTAAGCGCGATGACAATGTACTTCTTCATCGCATTCGGGTTGCAAATGTATATGTTCAATAAGATATACATTCTGAATAGTAAACAACGCGCAATCCCGGCGAATATTTTGCTGAGTGGGCTGGATATTATACGACGCGTGATCCAGTTGACGTATTCGTTTGTATTCTTCAAAGAACCGTTTGATGCGATCATCGGCGTCTCTTTGTTATTTTTGGGGGCGTCTGGTGGACTCTTACTGTATCAGTATATTCGGGATTACAGGTTAGGTACGAATCTACAACATCGTCAAATGTTGGATACACCCGATCACGACGGCGGCGAAGGCGAATACGAGCTACAGAAAGTATGATAATGAAGATATAAGTAAAAGATGGCAAAATTCGCAAGAAAAAGCGCCTCGATGGTGAATATCGCCGCGTCTTGGATAACACCGATAATGGTCACGAGCATAAATAGAAATTGCGCGTAAAGAAGGATACGGAGAATGTCGTGGATGTCGATGGTGGCGATGCTAGCGCAGAATGTATGCCCCGTCATAAACCCGACAATCGCGAAGAATGCCGCGGCGGCAAAGATATAATGTACCGGGTCTTGTTCGGGAATAAAAATAACACCGAAAATCCCTACCAAAAGAACCACAATCGATGCCAATGACCACATGCGCGAATTCATATAATCCACGCATCGCTGATACTCGTATATCACGGTAAACCCGGTCATAATAAGCATGCATACTGCGATAAAATACCTGGTTTGGAATAATGGCGCAATGTCGTTGAAAAAGGGTTCTTGACTTGTAATAATACTTGAGATGCTTCGAGTGCCTGTGGCGCTGTCGGTGGCGATATTGTATTTGTAATACACAAACGCAACTGGGGCTATATATGCCGCAATCATTAGCGTTAATAAGATAGTCTGATTCATTCCTTTTTGATTTATTATAATACCCATTGGGCATATAATAAATTACATATAATAACACATTTAATCAGTCGAAATAGTTTCATTCATATACTTCTCCATCTCACTCCCTTCATAATAAGGAATACTTTCTTGTCCAGTCATAATCTTCACGGTTTTCCAGAGCCGAATAAATACATTTTCGCACACATAAGGAACTCCGTATTTCCGACATATCGCCTCTACGTCCTTTTGAATCACTTGGTATTCGTACGCCGACAAATCTGGAAAGAGGTGATGTTCGATCTGATAATTCAACCATCCTTGTAAATAGTCGACGACATTGTTACCTAGGGTATAATTTGTAGAAGAAATACATTGACGCATGAGCCACTCATCGCTTTTTCCCTTCACTGGTGTCCGGTATAAATACATATCACTTCCTGAGTGGTTCGGCACAATGACTGCGAATGTGTGAACGTTGCAAAAGAGATCCGCAAGAACGTAATTCATAATGACATTATAAAGATGAATCGCCGTGAACACTGTAGGAAAATAAACGTGGAACGAATAAATCATCCCGAAACATAGTGCACGGTAAAGTATAATCGGACATAGAACGAGTGTGAAATACTCAACCTTACCAATCCATGATGGCCATTCGTTGAGCATCATTCCAAAAAGCGTCATCTGTTTATAGTCTTCATCCTTCATCGTGTAATTAAGTTTAGTTGCCTTGTAATACTTATACGAATTCGATGAATAGTAGAATAACCGCCACGTCAGCGCAAAGAATCCGATAATGCCGTATTTCACGATCCGCGGAGCGTTCATCGCACGAAGAAGAACGAGATTATGTTGAACATTGTCGGGATCATTGTATTCATTCAGTTTATAATGGTGATACACATTGTGTTCACAAGACCACGCTTCCGGTAAAATATAGTCAATCCAATCGTAAAACCGGCGCATTTTTACACCATACTTAAATCGATTGTACTTGTTGTGATTATCGCTTTTTTCCTTATTAGTACTATCATCGTCCGTATACCCGCCATGACTCACATGGTGGCTAACAGTCGTCCAATGTGAACTTATAGAAAGACCCATCATGACCCACGGAAATACATAGGATGTCTCGAGAAATGAAAAGAAGAATCCGGTATAAAATAAAACATTATTGAACATGACGAGGCTTTCTAGGTGTTGAAATGCATGTCGCTTATGTTCAGGCGTGATTTTGGTGTCTTTGATTGCACGGATATCAGCGGCCCATTTCGAAAGACGGGTTTCGTTAGACATAAATAGTTTTCTATCTATCTAATATATTAACATTATTTTTATATCTATTTGATAAATATAATATAAATGCGTCTTACACAATTGTATTATAAATATTACATAAAATGGAATTACTCGAATCGCATTTTAATAACCTGAATGGAAATTTACTCTATAATGTAAACACAAATACATACGAAATGTTTTCAACCCCAAAAAATCCAGGTGGCGGGGATATTCATAAACACATCAATTACCTAACTTTTAAAAAACTATTTGAACAAATGAAAGGAATGAAAAACACCCACATTTTAGAATCGGGTATCGCGTCTGCAGGAATAAATAGTACATATTTGTTCAATGAATATGTGAGAAAATATGGCGGATTCTTTTGGTCTGTAGATATTAACTCAAATTTGGTAAATAAACACCAAGGTAATATGTGTCCTGCAACACAACTTATTTGCGATGATAGTGTTTCCTTTTTTAAAAAGTGGTCTAAGTCGCATGATGTCGTCAATGTAATATATTTGGATAGTTATGATTTGGATTTCTATGATCCAACACCTTCAGCAAATCATGGATTGGCTGAATACAAATCATTAATACCGGTAATAAAAAAAGATACATTATTATTAATCGACGACACGCCAATAAATCCATACTGGTTAGATAGTAGAGATAAATTGTACGATGATATGACGTCATATTACTCGGACAATAAAAATACAATGCCAGGTAAGGGAATGCTTGTATTGAATGAAATTACAAATGCGAATATGCTACTTCACAATTATCAAGTGTTATATAAATTTTATGACTCACCATTGTAGTCCATTATACAATACAATATTCGCAATATTGGCGAACAGGTGGATCAATGCATGTGTATATGTTGCTGGCCAGTACTGTTCACGGTGTAAATAGTGCTGTGAAATCGCGTATGACATCACCGATACACCTATAAGAGCGAGATATGCGGGAGTATGCCGATTCGGGCGGTATAGTGCGTAGTACATGTGATGGGTGAGACCGGCAGATACGACGGCCATATCGAGTTTACGCCGCCAAGAGTCGCGGATGGGGTTGCGCCAATAAAGGAGGGATGTCGCGAATACGGCGGTGGGGATCGGCGCGAGATGGGCGGTGGCGGGGTGTGCGTATGCGTAGATCGCGGAAGGGAACGACAACCAGGCGCAATACCAGATGAAATGCGCGTTTGGGATGGGGATGGTGAGGGACATTAATACAGGAGGGGATGGATAATATACAAGAAAATTTTATATATTTATATATTTTATATCATGTCAAATGCAACTTATGAAATAAATATCCCCGCTTTAAACTCAAGCAGTCGTCATTGTGGCGAAAATGGGGGGGGGTACCGGCTAGTTAGCGGCACATGTTCCCGAGATGACCGTTATCGTATTGTTCAAGAAGAACTTACAAGTTTAGCAAAAAAATTTAAACAATATTTAGTTGCTAATAATATAGAGAATCGCGATAATGGTATCATGTTGATTAAACAGGCCCTTAAAAAGGGTGCTATAACTTCAATACAGATTGACTCTGACGATCCACTCGAAACATCTGCTTTTATGGAAAAATATCCTATATTCGATGGGTTTCTTACTAATTTTTCAGTTAGTAACGAGTTTAACAAAATTACAAAAATTATATTTCAGACAGATCTTTCAAAATTTGCGCCGCAACCACCAGCAGTCGCAGGTGGACAAAGACATCGCTACAAATCCCACAGAAACTACAAGAAATCGAATAAGCGCGTTAGATCCGCGAAACGGTCATCTGCATCGCGTAAAACCCGTCGTCAGCGTAAGTAAACAATAGAGATTTTATCATGTGATATAAAAACATAGCGCGTTTATATTACACACACCCACATCCCCCACCCAGACCCACGAAACATGGTCGTACTTATCCCCGGGAACGCGAATCCAACGATGGCCGACATCGATGCGTATCTAATCCTCCGCGAATCATCACTGAACGATATAAAACGCGTCGTCCGAGAGATTCGCTGTAAAAGCGGCGCGGGTGCACTCCTTCATCCGTCCGAAGAGTATTTCTTGGAACGAGCCGCAATAAGTGTATTATAATTCGCGATATTCTTTTTTAAAAGCCTGTGACTCCACACAACCCCCATACAGTAGATCGCGATGATCAGAAATTGCGTCATGAACTTAAACTGGAAAAAGGGTCCTCTATTATTATAGATATACAAAGACAACTGAATCAATCTGAAATAAGAGTATGATAGGAGTTGGATGAAATTGGATAGAGTATTCAAGTGAGAGTATTGGCTGTATTGTTTATGCAAATAATAGGAAACATATAACATAATATTCGATCGTTCAAGAATATTGTATGCGGACAGAATGTGTTCTTGACTTTCACCGGTGAGTGTGGAATTCAATACATACATACCTGCGATGTGATGAATAATGAAGGGGGCGTGACGCTTGAATTCATCTTTTATTGGTTTTCGATACAAACACGAAAAAATGTAGAGAAGGTCGTATATATAAAACCCAAGGCTGATGTGTACTGCATAATCAAGGTTGTAACTGTAGTTATAATGAATAATAAATGATACACAATGAATGAAACTAACTATATTGTTTGTCATTGGGGCGTCTTTGTGTTTTGAGATTTCGGTTGTTATCGTGTGCCAAAAACACACGAGGGGAATGAGGTAGCCAATGTTCATGATCGATGGAAACGTTATTGTATTCGGATAGATATACTATTCATATCGTTTTATATTAGTGACGATTTACTAATAAGGAAAGTAGTACAGTAAAAACGATATAAACCGTCTTTATTCATTGTAGTATAAATTGATCGGTGAAATATGAAGAAATTTACAGAAAATGAGTTGACGTCTATATATACACAACTTGTCAAAAAAGATGGTCGTTATTTTAATCGGTATTCATCGATGCCGAATTGTCCCGTCCGTAATTGGAACTATAACTGGTCTGGTCATGATGCGCCTAGAGTCTTTGCAGTATTAGATTTCATCGAATGGACAAATAAACACGGTATTCATGTTGGAGACGAATTAGGTATCACGTGTTCTACTGATCCTGAATTAGAGTTCATTTCGTATAAGAATAAAACATTGCTGGAATATCCGCCTTATGACTTGCACAATGATTACATTGAGCTTCATGCGAAATTTGATTTTTTTATTTTCAATCAGACAATCGAACATTTATATAATCCATTTATGGCGTTGGAAAATATTTATAAATACGTCAAACCGGGCGGGTATGTCTTTACAAGTGTTCCTACGATCAATATACCACATAGCACCCCGATTCATTACAACGGATATAACCCGATGGGTCTCGCCTTATTGTTCCTTTCAACTGGATTCGAGGTCGTTGAAATCGGGCAATGGGGAAACTATGATTATATTACTCATATATTCAAACATCATAGTTGGCCTGACGTATTACAAGTAGGTCATGTCAACGAAGAAAGGAATGTTGCGCAATGTTGGATATTGGCGAGGAGGCCGATTGCTCCATAATTATTTCAGTAAATGATTGGTCTCAAATATTCTTGTATTTTCAATGACATAATTGTCATAATCTGCTTCATTTTTGAGATCCTGATACAATATATATTTATAATTGAATGTAGATTCTTCTTTTGTTCTATACGTATGATGCCAACTTTCTACGACAGGTATAGATTTACACATCAATATTTCATACAATCGAAAACTCCATGGTGCATCTCCCGCTGGACATAAACAATATTTACTTTTACACATGCTTTCAAAATAATACTTATTATCGTTCACTACCCGATATTGAGTGGTTTTTGATTGAGAATCTTTCATATTCTTAGGACAATAACCTAAATTTTTATTTGAGTAATCAAATAATCCCAATAATACCCAATTTGGATCATTATCCGTATTAATAAATATTGAATTTTCTGTAAAATGATTTTTTGCGAAATCAATGACCCATTTTCTAGAGTTACAATTCGATATAATCGAACCTATGAAACAATAATCGTATGTTTTGGTATGGTCCAATCCGCAAATTTCATTATAATATTTCCTTGAAAATAATGCGATTGGTGGATTACTAATTGCGGGTATATTTTTGATATTTTTTTCTATAAGTGCTTCTTCCATGTGATATTGTAACGCCATATATCCTTGACACCAACCTAAATCCAAGTTCGCCATTTATTATATGTAATATCTATTTTATTTATGTTATTTATATTATGTTATGTTGGTTGATATTTATTTTTAAATTTCTGAAAATCACTTGAGTAACCTCAATCGTATTGCGTTATAATCTTTATAATATTATGTATAGGACATTTATAATATTATAGAAAATGTCGTCGATAGCGCATACTACCGATCTGCATAAAAGAATAGTTGTCGATGGGTTTATGTTTTACAATGAGCTCGAATTACTGTCGTACCGATTGAAAATCTTGAATGACGTAGTTGATTACTTCGTTATTGTGGAATGTACACGCACTTTTGTTGGAAGAGAAAAACCGTTGATTTTCGAAGAGAATAAGGCGGATTATGCCGAGTACAGTCATAAAATCATTCATATTATCGTGGATGATATCCCATTCGTTCCACCGAATATCAATATTGGTGCTGGACAGCAATGGAAAAACGAAGAATGGCAGAGAAACGCGATTGCGACTGGATTCGCGAAAGTGGCCCATGAGTTACAGGATAACGATATTTTAATGATAACCGATTTAGATGAAATCCCTGATCCACGAACGATCCAACGTATGAAGGATGGTGAAATGCTGTTGGAAGGGATTAGTATTCTTTATATGGATCTGTATTATTACAACCTCCATGTTCGATTTACTGATAAATGCGATTGGCCAAAGATACTGCTTTACGGGAAATATAAGGAGCTGAATACATCGTGTTCCTTGATCCGCGGAATCACGAACTGCCCTCGAATCATCGATGGTGCTGGTTGGCATCTCTCTTATTTTGGCGATTATGAGTTCATGCGAAATAAAACCGAAAACTGGTCACATCAAGAACTGAATAACAGCAATAATAATGATTTGAATAATATCGCAGACCGTGTGAAACGTGGTGTTGACTTGTATAATCGTCCGTGGGTTCGGTTCAACACAATCAAACTCGCGGACAATACGTATTTACCGATTGATTATGACAAGTATCTCACGAAGTATTACACAGTCGATCCATGAATCGCTTTTTTGAGGAGTTCCTTGAGGATCTTGTTTTCTATAAGGATGTATTGGATTTGTTCAGGAGTCAGTGATTCGGTGCGGGGGGGTGTTTGTTCATCCGGGGGCGGTGATACCACGCCACACTGTTTCATATGTTTATATACTGATGTCCTAGATTTGTACACTTTATGACAATTCGAGCACATCGGCGGTTTATGGAATGTGTCATCTTTTGCAGTATCATCAATATTTGCAACTATGGTCGGAGTTTGAAATGCAGAACCCCGATGCTTCTTTGATTGAATATGACGTTCGTAGTCTTTTTTGTTCTTTGTTATAAACATACAAGTTTGACAATTATAGATTGCGAGAGATTTGCTTTCTGACATCCGTGTATCGTGATTATCACCTATTCTGGTATATAATGACGATATAATAAATATAGGTCTTAAACGTGACGCATTGTGTTTTCATTCCTTCTCAATGATGACATTTTTTGCAACACGTCGAATAACTTTTGCGATGTTACCATCCTTTTCTCCATCCGTAACCGCCTTGGATAGTTTGAAGTACGTTTCATTTTCTCTTGAGCTACTATTCATGCAACTCGGGTGCGCCTTCGCCCATTCACTCACAAGCGCAACGTTCTTTTGTTCTACGGCTAAGACCGCGTTCACCATTTTCTCATGGTCAGGCCCTTCACGTTCCCACTTGTTGTCATCCTTGACATACAAAGTCTCCCGCTTAATATCGCTACAATGAACCGGTCGTTTGTATACATCCGTCTTCTGGAGATTGTCGATGAGAATGTTCGACATTCCTTCGACATAACCTAAGCGTCCGACATTTTCCATATCAGTAATGTTCAACTGGATCGAATTCACGAAATCCTTCATATTCATTGCATCTTTGCATTGCTCGTTCAGAAAGAAGTTCAGGCTGTACTGCTGATTATTATTCGTAGTATTGAGACTATTTGTATTCGTATTATGGCTATTTGATGTTCCACCTAGCCCACCACTTTTACATATTTCCATCATTTTACTTTGAAGTTCGGTGTTTTGTTGAATAAGCATAATCATTGCCGCGGTTAGTTCTTGGTTCTTGGTGATCACTTCACATAAATACTGTTCGGTCCCTACAGTAGCAGTCGGGGCAGTTGCGGCACTCGGGGCACTGCTTATCGCGGTGGTTGACGTGACAAATACCGGCGATCCTGGACATATGGATCTATGTTTGTATATACTTGTACGATGTTTGAATACCTTTTTACAAGAAGCGCAAGTATAGGGGTCCGATGTAATCGGAGGCGTTTTTGTGTGGTACGTGGCGTTTTCTTGATGTTTACGTGTCATTAAATGACGTTCATAGTCGGATCGATTACTCGATATATAGTCACATATTTCGCATCGATACGATACTTTGGTTTTATCGTGTGGCATTGTGTGGTCGCATCTACTCTATATTACGACAAAAAAACGCCTAAATCGGCGCGGGCCTCCGACGGACCACCCGCCACCGCCGATCCCTGAAAAATGTCAGTAAGCGTGTTTTTTGACTAAAAATCGGAATTGTGAGCATATCAGTCACAAACCCATTTTTTCGTGTTTTCGAAATCGTGTTTTAAAAGTCTCCAGCGCAAACAGCAAATTGGACATTTTCCCAGGATTACGACAAAAAAACGCCTCCGGAGACCATACTGTACAACACTAAGGGGTAAACTAGACCATGTATGGTCAGACTACAACGTACGAATGATGCAACACTAGGTAGCCGCCAAACCGCCAAAAACGGGGTTTTGATCCCCCCAAAACGGGGTTGTAACATTATAAATCTTGGAATCTTCAATTTTAGGGGATCAAATTTTAAACGAAATATTTTCGGCGAGAAAGTCGTTCAAACTTATACGTTGGATCTTATAAGTTTGAAAGTTTGAATTTTGGCTGAAAAGTGTTCATTCGAACCGAATATATTTGGCTGAGTCGAGAGATTTTCACGGTCGTAGACCGAATTCTAAACCTAGAATAATTGCAACCATAGAGAACCAACTGAATCCGTAGTTTAATGAGGCGCCCCGGATCTTTCCATAGTACCTGATCATGAAGGGAAGCATGATAAAGAAGAGGATCCAGGATAACCCCCACCCAGTAAACGCATACGCTGAGTATTTGACGAGATTATCGTATTTTGTATATAATTCGCGAATCTGATCCATCGTCGTATATTTTCCACTATATACTTATACTAGTAAATAGTTGAAACATCCAATAAAAAAGGTTCCAAAACAACCTGGAACTATTCACTGATGCGTGTGTGCCGCGCTTGTTTACTTACCGATTTCCTTGAAGAACGAATCCTTTTCTCCGTGTAACGAGTATTTCTTTCCGGTGCGGATATCCACGTATCCGTCGTGGTCGGCGCAGTTCTGAGCAGGCCAACCCGTGCACCAATGCCAACCAGTGATCTTGGTGACATTTTCACGAAGAACCATAACGTGGGCATCGTACAGTTTGGCGTATTCTTCGCATTCCGAGTTGTAATGTTCGATGGAATGAAGATGAGACGGGGCGATTCTCTGGTATGCATACCAAGAACGAATGTAGTGGGTCTTGTATGAATTCGGGGCGACGGCGATGGTAGACGACATTGAAACGATGGTTGTTGATTGAGACAGCATGAAGTATTTGAATGATGAAAAAACATTTCAATTTTTTTCGGAGAAAAAGTCAATTTTTTCGGAGAAAATCGTTCAAGAAATATCTCATACCATAATACGCATGTCAAACCTACAAACCGGACAAGTATGATGACTCGCAGTCCACCGCGAAACACATGAACTGTGAAACATATGACCACACGGTAATCCTACCCACGGTTGAATATTATTGATATCCATACAAATACAGCATTCTCGGTTTATATTCAATACTACATCATTCATCGCGGGTAGAGGTAACGATCGCGTTTCATGTGACCGTACATTATATCTATGTGAGTTGTAATAATTTACATCATAGCAACACGCCGTGCATGAAACGTACGCTGAAAAAACGCACACGACCACATAAATCATAAAGAGTCCCGCTATGTGCATATTTAAAATACTTTTACCGAGATTACATGGTGTGTCAAACTCAAATTGTGGTGGAAATATGTTTATAATGTACCATATTTTTATTCCTAGTTCGGTCCCGGCAAATATTATACGCGTTTTTGGCAATTGTTGTTGTTTCCATATTTCATATTCACCAATAGATGAAAAAGTAGTTCCATATCGTCGATAATGATTATACTCATAACGTGCACTATTTAGAATAGATAAAAATGTAACAGTATTCATTACTACGAAAAATATTGGTTTATCGCATGTAGTGAATGTGAGTGTATAAAAAACAAGTCCAATCGATTTTAAGAATATGTATATTTTTGAATAGATCCGGCGTTCATCGTATACGAAATCGGTTCGGATTGCATTATCTTCAACGTTATTTCCGAAATAATTATCAATCGCATAATCCATTATGTATCTACCATAATCAATTATACAAATACAACGAGATACGTTTATATCCAACTACCACCTCCGCGCGGTTGTGCTCTCATATCCATCGATCCACGCAAACTTACATTCCCGCCACCGGCACCTCCACTGCCACCCAAACGTGAGTACTCTGGTTGTTGAGGTGGAGCACGATACGCAGCTTGTGCTGCAAACTGAGGTGGTGTTCCAACCGGTGCGAATTGCTGAGGCTGAGGCATCGATTGCCCGCGCTGTGATCCGCTTGGCATTCCTCCACCACCCATCGCACCACCACCACCGCCGAATCCATCATAGCTCATACCACCCCCAGCCGTTCCTGCTCTAATACCCACATTTTCCGTTCGCGATCCAGGGCCGATATTGTTCCCGTAATTGCCGCCGCCGCTCCCACTAACAATATGATTACCAGCATTTGATGATTGTTGAATATCCGAGTTTCGTTTTTGTTGTAACTGTTCTAAAGAGACGCTTCCTACTTTATCTGGCGAATAATTGTCTGGCGGCGTTTCAATTTTATCCACCAAGTCAAGAGTCGCATAATTGTACAACTGACGCATTCCACCATTTCCCTTGGCTGACAACTCATCGGCGCTTTGATCTAAAAAGCTATAATTGTCAGATGCGACGCCGAATCCGCCCATACTCTCTCGACCAAGTGAGAATGAATTCGGCTCACCATTGAAGTTCGTGGCTTCATTATTCAATGCAACATTCTTCGGCTGAAAATGCTGGAGGATCTGTTCACCGTAAAGAACCATATGACCCTTATTCAGGAGCAAGAGCGCGGGGACGCGGTTGACTTGAGGCGGGAGGAGCACTTTTTCACCGCTTTCAGTAATGATATGCCATGCACCCGATCCATTTTCTGCTTTGACGCGTTTGTCAATACAAAGGAAATGAATGTCGTCCTGGACGCGCGATTTAGACAATGCAGATAAGACCGCTTTGCTTTTATCACAATGGTTACTATAATAAATTATGCAGGACATTCTCTATTACTAAAGAATACATAAGTTTTTATGTGAGTTTTGACGCAGAATACGCGTGTCCGCATGTCCGCCCGTTTTTTTCAACGAAAAAAAATTGCGACCATCCGCCCGTTTTTCAAAGAAAAAATTGCGGCCATTCCGCCCGTTTTTCAAAGAAAAAATTGATTATAATCCAATTGTTTTACCAATATAATATAAACCGTTCCGTTATTGTTATTCAACGAAAGTATGTCCGCCGCAGTAGCATCGTCATCCGCGCGTTCATCTGAATCCAGCGCCCCTTTCCATTCCGCCTCCGCAGTTTCTAAATACATCCCACGAATCGTTTCTAAAACTGACGAAAATGGCCAACTCAATTTCACAATCGATCGCATCAACGTCTCGCTCGCCAATGCTCTTCGTCGTGTCATCCTCAGCGACATACCAACTTTCGTATTTCGCACGTTTCCGTACGCCGAGTGTAAAGCATCAATAACCGTAAACACAAGCCGCATTCATAACGAAATTGTGAAGCAACGCCTTAGCTGTATCCCAATCAATATCACAGAAACAGATTTCCCGTACCAAGAATACGTTCTCGAAGTCAATGTCGTCGCCGACAGCAGTGAGATCCGATATGTCACCACCAAGGATTTCAAACTGAAGAACAAGACCAACGGCAAGTATCTCACCGATGTCAAAGTCCACGAAATCTTCCCACCCAATCCTATCTCGGGCGATTACATCGAGTTTATGCGTCTCCTCCCGAAAATGACGGAATATGGCGAGGGTGAGCAACTGGCGATGACATGTGAACTTGATATCGGCACCGCCAAAGAGGACGGAGCGTTCAATGTGGTTTGCACCTGCGCGTACAGTATGACGATGGATGCCACGAAAGTCGATGAGGCCTGGCGTATCAAAGAGGCTGATCTGGTGAAGGAAGGTGTAGCCGCGATCGGAAGTGAGGAAATGAAAGCACAGCGGAAGAATTGGGCGCTCCTGGATGCTCAGCGTCAGACGAAAGAAGACAGTTTCGATTTCGTCGTTGAAACGGTTGGTGTCTATGCGAACGCGGATATCGTGAACAAGGCAGCGCAGATTATGATCAACAAATGCACGAAGTTTATCCGCGATATTGAAAGCGGCGAGAATCATATCATTCCGACGGTAAGCACGATTCAGAACGGTTTCGATATCGAATTGAAGGGCGAAGATTATACCTTAGGGAAGGTACTAGAGTTCTTCCTTCACGACAAGCATTACGCAGAGGACCAGACGATCACTTACTGCGCGTTTCGAAAGGTTCACCCACACAACCCGGATAGCATGATCCGCGTGGGTTTTGCAGAGACAGTTGGTGTTGATGAGGGGATTGTGGCGCAGTATATCACGACATGTGCGCGTGATGCGATTGCGGTGTTTGAACACATCCGCGATCAGTTCAGGGAGTATTAATGGACGCGCTTAGACAAATATATCAATAATGATAACAAAATAACAAAAATAATAAAAAAGTGTTAGTACACAATATACCTCTTTTTTATTATTATACCATAATTTCGTACAACATCAACATTACTGCAAAACAATCATTAGTAGGTTAATGCTGATGATGGTCCAAACACAGCAGAATATTTTCGTTTGAGTTCAGACCCTTTGTACATTTCATCTGTCGATATTGGGTAACGTGATAGAATAAGTTCAACCAACCATTCGTATTTCTTATAAAGTGTTCTGTCACTAAGACAATATTTGTAGAACTTATTTCGTCCCCAATCATCAGCCTTAGTATAAGCGATCAATGTTTCATCCAGATATTCATTCAATACATCGTGAGACTGACCAGACATTTTCCAATCTAAAAGTAAACGTAGGCCAGTATCACAAGTAATCCGTTCTTGAACGGATGACGACACATTACGTGTAGAGACGGGTACCTCGCTGCCACCGAACAAGAACAACGGCTGCTGCTGCTGCTCATCAAGAATTTCAACTGGAACGAATAGCGTAGCACATACTGATTGATCTTCAATTCCAGATGGCAGTAATGGTGACAATGACCGTGATGATAATGAAGGAGATGTCGAATCAAGCAACACTGGTTCATCTTGTGAGATGGGTACGAACAATTGTTCGTCATTAACCACAATGTCGCTATTTTCGAGTACTACTGCTGCTGCAGGTACTGCCACTTCACGTGCAACGATTGCGAGATTATCATTGAGAACAATAGCTGGGGCAGCAGCACCACCACCACCACCAGCAGCAGTAGTAGTACTCGAGACCGATGAACTCGCGGTGTTTTTCTTGTAGTCTTTCGCATATTTACGATACTTGGTTGTTATCTCTTCCACCGTACTACGTATAGCACTTGTAAGCAGATTCGGAGGCGGGACGACTCTCTTGTTCGAACCAACACCAACAATCGGACTAAGTTTTTTGCTGACAAATTTAAAATTGTAGCCAATATGGTTAGCGTAACCGTCCGCCTGAGATTTGGTATATGGAATTCTTTCATAAAATCTTCCATCACGAGACACAGCCACCTTATTTTGATGTTGTATATGTTGTTCGTATTCACTACCTTTTGTCGTGAAAGGTTCTAATGTTGCCATATACACATTCGGTGCACTGACATTGGAATTGAATTCATCCGCACTAATAGCGTGATGCTTCTTATCCTTCTCGACGTATTCCGTATACGGGCTTCGTCCTGGAGTTTTTCTTTGTCTGTATACAGCGATACATTCCCCCCTGCTATTCAGCTTAGAATGGAATGTGTATGATGACTTATTTTCGGCCGAAATCATATGAAGAAACTCCACATTTGGCGTAACAACAACTCCATTGACTTTAATAGTGACCTCATTGCTATCACATTTCAAAATGTCAGAAAATGTATCACGCAAGTATCGAATTAGATATTCTTCAAATTGAGTCCTGTCAAGTTCGCATTTCGTTTCAGAATCGCACATATGACTCTGGTTCTTTCTTAATCGAAGATCGATTGTCGAACCGTGATCACTGCCATTTGGGAGATTACCACTATTTACGTGGTTTTGCATAAATTCATCACGTGAAATGTCTAAATTATATTCTGATGGCTGAAAACTTTCTTCAGGACTTTCTACACTCGACATTTTGTCAATATCAAACCCGATCTTCGCATAGCCTTCTTCTCCGTCATCAGTTCTGTAATGAGTAAATATTTCTGTCAAATAAGACAGAAAGACAAGCGCCTCATTAAGCCCGACCCCGAATTCGCTTGTTTCTTCGTCGTTTGAGTGACCCTCGCGCATATTTTCCATGCTGAAAGGATTCTCGATACCCTCCTTTAATAAATCCTTGAACCCTGATGGAATATTGTCAGAGATTTTGATACGACACAACTTACCTTCCGGACAATATTCCAGTATTATATCGCATATAATTTTTGTCAATTTCAATGACCTTGTCATACCAAATATATTATCAATCAAATCCAACAACGCGGCCCTCGTAGTGATATGTTTTCCACGAATCGCTTGTACTCTTCTTCTGAAATGTCCGCCAGAAACGTCCGGAATCTTCTTCTTTAATTTTCGGTTAATGGCCGATGATGTTGCATTTTCTCCCGATAATAACGACATTTGTGAAAGAGAGACGCTTTGAAGTTGTGAGTATAATATATGTATAATATGTCTATTAACTCGTTTCAATTTTTTTGATCATGATCAAAAAATAAGTATTTTAAAAAATATACCACATTTATTACCTTACCGTGTATAATGATGATGTTCAATTATATTCTGGGACCTCCTCCTCCTCCTGAGCGTCCTTCTGAGTGACCACCGCCTCTGTCTCAGCCACCATCAACGGAAACTGCATCACCGCCGCCTCTTGTCGTGGGAGAGAGTAATCGCGCCCCTGGCTGAATATCGCGTCTTCCGGTTGGTACTGCATCGCGAAATCGGTTCCTTGCGTCAAACGAAACAGGTTGGAGAACGCGAACATCGACATTATGCGCCACGCAGAGACAGAGATGTCGCGCAATTCCAGGAACACCATCACAACCGGATCGCGGTGGATGGCGTCGAACTTGCAGAAGTGGAGGAAGATATCCGAGATGACGAGTGATTGCAAGCGGAGTTGTTTCTCGAGATTGGCTTCATTGTGAGGGCGGTCCATCGTCGTCATTCCGTTCACAAGAACGGGGCTTGATCCAGTAAGTTCACAAAGTCCATTGAACCTCTGAAGGAGTCGTCCGCTGGCGATGAGGAATGTAGCTGCAAGCTGGTTTTGGGTACCAGATCTGTCCGACCCACCGTCGCTGTATTCGTTCGTAGGGTGAGAATGTGAACGCTGCAATGCGCTCGGAACATCGTCGGCGTCGGCTTCTAGATCTTCGGCGGATTGAGGAGAACACGACACATAGTCGAAGTCACCGAGCTCATCGCCTGTCTGGATATCGGAATTCCCCCACGCCAGATCGTCTTGTTCTTCTTGGTACCTGTTAGCGATGAGTGAAATCATTTGAATTGTTCGGTTGAGAAACGCGAGTTCTTTAGCCATAATGAAGGCCAGTGCAGCATTGTCGATGCGAATGTCGTTGTCGGTGAATGGCGAAAGACGCATCGATGCAGCAGCAGCCACGGCATTTGCAGCCATTGAAGGCAGGCGTCCGCTCGTGATACTGTTGATGTCGCGTCGCTCAAGTTCCGCCTCAATTTGCCGGATATTTGTGAAGATGGGAGCGCCGTCCCCGAGATTTTTGCGCATCGCCGTCGAATGATTGAGGAGCGCGTATTTGATTTTGTCGCCGTCCGAAGTAAAGAGTCCGGGGAGTTTGGTAAGCCCTCTGATGCTATTGTGGATATCGCCGGTTTTGAGAAAGGAGAACATAGGTTTCGTTGTAGTCGTTGTACGGGTTGCTTGAAGCTGTCAACCATGGTGTAGATGGAAAAACATTTCAATTTTTTTTGTCTCCTCCAAAAACCGTTCCTCTTACGAGGAACTCCATTTTTCCGGAGACAAAAAAACGGGTTATTTACGTTAACAAAATAAGTCCATCATATAAGGAGGAGGAATGCCGAAAAATATCATTCTCATTGATAAAAGAGTCCAAGACTACGAAACAATCCTCGCCGCAGTTGACACCAATATATGTATTCCAGTATTATTTGACTATTACACAGACACAGTAGAGGATATTAAGGGGCGGATCGCGGAGGGAGTGGCGGATGCGGATACTGGAGCCACCGACGCGCCGCTGCAACGATGCGTTGGTCTACTTCAGCACAATTACAATCGTCCCTTTTATAATTTAGTCGCAGCGGACACGGAGGGGAGTATCATTATGGGTGTAACCGACCTAGATCCCGAACTCGCATCATGGGCACCGTTGCGCGACCTCATATCCTGGTGCCGCACCACACCAGAAATCGGCGGCGAATATTTCGATATGATGGCGTGTGCATTATATTCGAATAATGACTGGAAGTATATCATTGACAAGCTCGAAACGCAGATTGGTATCATCATTCGCGCATCTACAGATGACACGGGCGCGGCAACACTAGGAGGAGACTGGTTCCTCGAGTCACATACTGGCGTGAACCTGAAAGGGGTTTATTTCACGGAGGCGATTGAGGAGTATCAGGGAGTTTTGGTCTTAAAACCATATCAGATTCGGTATTATTCGACAAAGGGTGTATCTATCGGAAAAGTTATCACATGGGGATATTCGCGATATGGTGGGTCAGCACCGAATACTGTCACTGCCGAGAATTCCGGCGTCGTCGCGGTGTATTCTAACGATGGAGCATATGCCGCGCTGAAAACTAACGGCAGTGTCGTTGCGTGGGGGGATGATAGTTATGGTAACTCGGCACCGATTACTGTGACTGCAGCTAATTCTGGTGTCGTCTCAGTATATTCAACACCGCAAGCCTTCGCGGCTTTAAAAAGTGATGGAAGTGTTATCGTCTGGGGAGGCGGTGATGCCGCCAATTCAAGTGCGGTAGCAGGGAGTTTAACTTCTGGTGTTGTCTCTATATGTACTGCTAATTATGCTTTCGCAGCCTTGAAAAGTGATGGCAGTGTTATCGTGTGGGGAAATATTAGTTGGGGTGGCTATTCCGGTCCACCTGACGGGAGTTTGACATCCGATATAATTGCGGTATATTCTACCACAGATGCCTTTGCTGCTCTAAAGACTAATGGCCGTGTTATCGCGTGGGGTGGTTATTTTAATGGCGGTAACTTAAATATGGTCAGTGGATATTTATATTCCGGGGTCGTTGTAATTTATTCTAACGAGAGATCTTTCGCTGCTTTGAAAAGTGATGGCAGTGTTATCGTGTGGGGAGATGCCAGAGATACAACTTGGGGTGCAGATTCCAGTTCGGTTAGCGCGAGTATATCATCTGGTGTTGTTGCTGTGTATTCTACTAATTCTGCCTTTGCTGCATTGAAAAGTAATGGCAGTGTTATTACATGGGGAGGTAAGGGTGGTAATTCAAGTTCGGTGGCAGGGAGTTTAACTTCAGGCGTTGTCAAAGTCTTTTCTAATTATGGCGCTTTCGCGGCGCTAAAAAACAATGGCAGTGTCATCACGTGGGGCGATAGAGACTCTGGTGGTGAATCAAGTTACAAGGTGGATTATTGGAGTAATACATATACTTCAGTAGCAAGTTATTTAACATCAAATGTCGTCGATATTTATACTTTAAATCAGGGTGATAGAAACACATTCGTTGCATTGAAAAGTAACGGGAGTGTTATCACGTGGGGAGGGTTCGGAGGTGATTCAAATTCGATCGCTGGGATAACATCCGGTGTCGTCGCGGTTTATTCTAGTTCAGGCGGTGCCTTTTCGGCTATGAAAACTAATGGAAGTGTTGTCACGTGGGGAAATGCAACATCCGGGGGTACTTCAAGTATATACGATCTGAATGGATCTGGCACTTATACTTCAATAGCAAGTAATTTAACATCAGATATCATCACGGTTGATTCTACCATGTTTGCATTCGCAGCTTTAAAAACAACCACAAACACATTTGATCTCTCTATGTCATATTATACAAATATAGATCGATACAACATTCTCCGGAAAAAAGAGAACCGTCGCCGTGTGAACTTGACAACCTTAAACAATAATGTATTCACGCTATCAACAACCCGAGATATTCAAAGTTTTAATCCAACTATGCCTACTGATAAAACTCTTCGTATTATTATTCCAGATTATCAATCCTCATCATATTCAATAACATCGACAATTACTATTCCTGGATCATCAAGTTATATTATTGCATGTGATGAGGGTGAACCGGTCACTATATCTGGAACAACACTCGTGAATTACGGTGCTTATGTCTATCGCCGAGAGACAAATAACACATATACAAAATTAACCAGTGCTACAATTAACGGAAATGAATATATTGTATACGGCGGTGATGGTATAAATTCTAGTGGTATTGCCCTTATTGCTCTTTACCCTCCACCAACCATATCCAATTTTCCGAATATCACCAAACTAAGTAACGCAGCACCATTTCAACTCACCGCGCCCACCAGTAACAGCACCGGCTCATTTTCGTATACGAGCAGTAATCTCAGCGTCGCCACGATTGCCGGAACAACCGTGACAATCGTAGGGTTCGGTACAACGACCATCACTGCTTCACAAGCCAGCGATAACGCGAATTATGGCGGCGCATCTATCACCGCCACGCTCACCACGACTTCCGCCAACTATTTCGGCGCGGATCTTTCTGGATCCAATTTCACAAACGTATCTCTATACGGAGCCGTCCTGAATCTCACAAATCTAACCAATGCGATATTTGTATCAACTGATCTCTCAGGTGCAACACTCACCGGTGCAACCCTCGCTAATATTCTCTCGCGAGGTGTTATCGGGCTCGCCACCGCCACCCTCCCCACAGGATACGTAGGCCGTGGGGGATCCATCTTCGGAAATAATGTCCGTATTACCAGTGCAAATCTCACGAACGCAGATCTCTCAGGTATACTCTTCACGAACTCTGATGTATCGGGAGCGATCTTCACAGGCGCAACCCTGACCAATATGCGAACCATCGGGCTCACCGGAACCGCAACTTCAACCCTCCCCGCCGGATACGTATTCCGTAATGGAGTCATCGTCGGTCCCAATGTATCGCTATTAAATTCGGCTCTTTCATCCGTGGATCTCTCAGGTATATCCATCGCAGGTACAGATCTTTCAGGCACCGACCTATCAGGTGCCAACTTGACAAATCTGGTATCAGGCAATCTACGCAATGCATCCGTGACGGCCACACCGCCAACAGTATTACCTACGGGTTATATCTTTTACAATAATTTCATCGTCGGTCCAGCTGTCAATCTCTCGAGCGCAGCACTTTCAAACCTGGATATATCCGGCGCAGGGATAGCCGATCTTACGCGAACCCGTCTCACATCCGCCAACCTCACCAATGCGTCACTGTTCAACATGGATATTAGTGGGGTGGATCTCTCGGGCGCGACCGTCACCGGTATACGCAGTTTCGGTCTTACGGGTGGAACTGCCACAGCCACCCGACTCCCCACAGGGTATTTCTCGCGTGCAAGCACCGGCAACACAGGAACCATCGTCGGTCCCGCTGTCAATCTCTCGTCGCTCACACTTCAAAACGTCGATCTTACGGGCGGAATCACGCTGACCGGATCCAATTTCACAAATACCGACATCAGTGGTGCATCTACAAATCTCTCGGGAATCATAACCGGAAGTCTTACAGGTCTAGATACCGCCACACTCCCGACAGGGTACGTCTCACGGAATGGATTCATCGTGGGACCGCGTGTCGTCCTTCGTGGTGCCAATCTCTCGAACCAAAACCTAACAGGTGTGGATCTGTCGGGAGTTGACCTTTCTGGTGCCAATCTCTCGAATGCCGTCCTCACAAATACGAATGTCACCTCCGCCATCTTCACAAATACAACGCTTACTGGTATCCTCACCGGTGGCATGACAAATGGTTCCACCGTGACTACACTCCCCACCGGTTATTTCATCCGCAATGGGTTCATTGTTGGACCAAACGTCAACCTCACCAGCGCAGCAGCGACAGGAATTGATTTATCCGGTGTAACAATAACTGGATCAACAATGACGAATGCGGTGCTTACCAGTGCAACAATGACAAGAGTCATCACGGGCAGCCTCGTAAACCTAACAACCGCTACACTCCCCACAGGTTACGTTCCCCGAAATGGTTTTATTGTTGGCCCATCTGTAATCCTGCGTAGTGCGAATCTCTCGAATACAGACCTTTCTGGGATATCAATCGCCGGATGCGACATATCTGGAACAAATCTCAGTGGCGCAACCGTGACGAATATCATCTCAGGAGGGTTATTAAATCCATCATTCGCAATACTTCCATCAAGTGACTACGTAATTCGCAATAATTATATAGTAGGTCCGAATGTGAACCTGACATCTGCGGATTTATCGGGGCAAATATTATCAGCGATCACACCTCAAGCAGTAACAATCCCAGATTTTTATGCAGCATTTGGAACATTTACAACAACTGATACATTTACGCTTAATGGTTGGTCATTAATTGCATCATCACAAACATACGGAAATGAAGGATTGGCATCTTTATTATGTAGTTATCCACCGGTTGTAAATATACCATCCGGATATCCTAGAGCAGCCGGATTTACAACATCAACAGTTACAATTGGAATTATATCACCATCTCAAATATTAGTAACTGGTTTTGACTGGTATGGTGTTAGTAATGTTCATGGAAGCAATAGAAACGCAGCAAGCGTAGTATTATATGGATCAAATTCAAATTATTATGGTAATTGGGGCTCAGTTACAAATGGAGCTCAATTATTAAGTTTCACTGTACCAAGTTCATCCGCCTCAAATATACCAAATTCATATTCATTCAGTAATTCAACAACATATTCGTCATATTATTTCAGGATTTTAAGTAATTATGGGGATTCCTCTGTGAAAGTTGGAAGTATAAAACTAAATATTACATCAAATAATGTATTAACTGCATTATCTATTGCCGGTGCAAATCTAACGAATGCGAATCTTACAGGCGCCACATTGTCAAATACAACCGTAACAAATACAAATTTCACAGGCGCAACTGTTACCAACCTAATATGCGGAGGTGGTCTCACTGGCGTAGATACAGCAACTCTTCCTTCTGCCGCGTACGTCCCCCGCGCCACATATGGATACTTCCTTGGTCCGCGCATGATAACACAAAGTGCGAATTTTACAAGCATTGATCTTTCTGGCGTATCTCTCGTTGGCGCCAACTTCACCAGTTCGAACTTGACAACGGCAACGCTAACAAATGCGGATATATCCGGCGCCATTTTCACTACTACAACACTCACAGGTATCATCACTGGCGGGTTAAGTTCAGGTGCTGGTGGCATTACCGCACCAACTCTACCAACCGGTTACATTGTCCGCGCCGGTTTTATTGTTGGACCAAACGTGAATCTCGTCAACGCCAATCTCTCGAATACAGATCTAAGCGGAGTGTCATTGGTCGGTGCTTCAATGTCCGGTGCAAGCCTGCTAGGCGCCACACTTACACGACTAACGTCTGGTTCAATAACGGGCGCGGATTCCGTCGCACTTCCAACTTCATATGTTGCGCGAAACGGTTATTTCCTTGGCCCTTACGTGTTTATTCGCGGTATAACGACCGATCTCTCGGGAATCAACATAACCGGCGTCCAACTCACAGGCGCAGACCTTTCCGGGTGTGTGTTTTCAAATTCGATATTCACGAATGTCGATATATCCAGCGCCAATCTCTCGAGAACAACATTAACAGGAGTTGTTAGTGGTGGAGTAACGGGAGGTGCATCGACCGCACTCGTCATGCCGACAGGATACGTCGTTCGTGGCGGATTCATTCTTGGGAACGGTGTTTCGATCCCTGGTGCAAGTCTCGCGAGCCAGAATCTGACAGATGTCATCCTAACGAACGCAAATATTGCCACGGTGGATTTCACAGGAGCAACGCTAACGCGGCTTGTTACTGGCGGACTTATCAACGCAGATACAGCGATCATCCCCGCCGGATATTTCATTCGCAGCGGTTTTATTGTTGGGCCAGGTATATCCCTCGCCAGTGCCGTACTTACTAACGTTGATCTGTCGGGAATATCACTCGCAGGAACGGTCATGACTAGTGCAAACATAAGCGGTGCTTCTACAATTCTAACAGGTGTAGTATCTGGAGGTATTACTAATCTCGCCACAGCAACGCTACCGACGGGATATGTCGCGCGAAATGGGTATATTATTGGAGCAGGTGTAAATGCAGCAGGTGCAGCCTTATCAAGTCAAACCATTACAAGTGTAAATATGACAGGTATTGATTTATCGGGAGCGACACTTTCAAGCTCAACATTAACATCATCCAATTTGACAAATGCAAACCTGACAAACGCTACAGTAACCAACGTTATTATGACATCGGCAAATCTAACCAGCGCGACAATGGCGAATACAAACTTATCGAGCTCATTTTTATCATCGGCAACATTGACGAACGCGACCCTCACCAGTGCAAATTTAAGCAGTGCCACATTGACATCCGCCAACATGACTAATGCTACCCTCACCAGTGCAAATTTAAGCAGTGCCACATTGACATCCGCCAACATGACGAACGCGACTCTCACCAGTGCAAATTTAACAAATACGGTGATAGGTGGTGGAATTGTCGGTGTATCAACGGCGACCTTGCCTACAGGATATGTCGCTCGAACTGTATCAACCGCAACAAATGGGTTTATTATAGGACCGCGTGTATCTATACAAAATGTCAACCTCACGAATACAGATTTATCGGGTGTTGCGCTTACAAGCGCCAATTTCACAAGCAGCAACCTCACAAATGTTAACCTAACCAATGCAGATATTTCAGGTACGAATTTTACAAGTACAACACTGACTGGCCTGATAAGTGGTGGGCTTACGGGTGCAACAACGGCAACAATGAAGAGCGGTTATATTGTTCGAAATACGGGCGGTGCTAGCGGCAGCGGATTCATGATCGGTGCAGGTGTCAATCTCTCTGGCACAGACCTCTCTGCAGTAGATATGACAGGTATCAATCTTACGAGTACCAACTTTATTGATGCAAACCTTACAAATACGACACTTCGCAATGCTACACTTACAACTGCAAATCTAGCTGGTGCGAATATAACGGGCATTCTTACAGGTGGTATTACCGGACTTACAACTGCAACTCTGCCATCAGGTACCTATGTTACAAGAGGCGGTGGTGGGTCGGTAGGTCATATTGTCGGTCCGAATGTGCGTCTAGTCAGTGCAAATTTATCGAACACGGATCTAACCAGCCTCAACATCAGTGGTTGTGATATTTCTGGTGCAAATTTCTCAGGTGCAATAGTAACCAGAATACGAAGCGGTGGTCTGTTGAATGCAACCGCGGGTGCTGGCGCAACCATGCCGAATGGAGCCTACGCCGTGCGTGGTGGATTCATGGTTGGCCCGCGCGTATCTCTCGTGGATGCAAACCTGGCTGGTGTAGACTTATCTGGAATCAATATTTTTGGATCAGATGTTAGTGGTGTTGTCATAACATCAACGACAAACATAACGAACTTAACAACAGGCGAGTTGTATAATTCCGGATTTGCATTACTTCCGGCAAATTGCACGATGCGAAACATGCACATTGTAGGTCCAGGGACGAACCTTCGGTTTGCGAATCTTGCTGGTATTTCATTAACTGGTATTTCTATTTCAAGAGCCAATCTCTCGAATGCAAACTTGACAAACGCCATATTTACTGGAGGAGACATTTCTGGTGCAATTTTCACAGAGGCGAATCTCACCAGCGTAATTTCAACAGGTGGTGGAATTATTGGCACGGCGTCAACACTCCCCGCGATTTCAGCCGGAGATGGCGGTGGCATCTGGGCAGTTCGCAATGGATATCTACTCGGCCCTACTGCAATCGCGCGGTCGGCAGATTTCTCTGGATCCATCGACCTTTCTGGTATTAATTTACGTAGTTGCGATCTCTCAGGCGGAAATTTCACGGGGGACACCTTTGGAAACAATAATGTCAACGGTGCAAATTTCACAAATGCGACACTCACTGGTGTAACAAGTATTGGCCTCGTCGGAACAGCAATATTTGCAGGGTCTTCCGCAAGTTATACAATTCGTAGTGGATTTATTGTGGGACCAAGTGTCATTCTTTCGAATAAAACACTTACCGGCATAAATCTGTCGAACATCGCACTTACAAGCGCCAATTTCACCAGCGCAAACCTGACAAATGCAACACTCACTGCTGCAGATATTTCAGGCGCCATTTTCACGGGTGCAACCTTCGCTGGCATCATTTCTGGACAAATAGTTTCTCCGACCGACGTCGCCGCCACCGCCGCCGTGACCCTTCCAACGAATTTCCAACTCCGCGGCGGGTTTATCGTGGGTCCTGCATGCAATCTCTCGGCGGGGAACCTAACAAATGTAGATTTATCTGGAGTGAATCTTGCAAATACTACAATAAACAGTTCTACCAATCTATCGAATACATTGATCGTGGGCGCCACACTAACCGGAATTACATTTACAACCATTCAGAAATCGCAACTTCGGCGAAACGCGGCGAATGTGGCGGCGGGTATCGCAGGACTCACCATAACCACGATGACCCCGAGTGATTTATTATCATTGAATACGGCGATACGCTCAACCGATGTGAGTAGGCTTACTGGTGGAGTTGATGTATATTCACCGACGATTGGCGGTGGCGCAGGAGGGACGACGGTGGTTTCGAACTTCACATCAGACATTAGTTCGAATCGGGCATTTTATGTAGATATTCCAAACAATACGGCGTTTCAAATAACGGGGAACCGTGCCGGAGATAATAAGCAGTATATCAGCACTGGTAGCACCGGTAGCGGTCTAATAACCGAAGCAGATGGTTCGCAGAATACGGTGACCGTTATTCGGATTCGTAACATTGCGTATCGTGTATATAGTGGTTCGGTCATTGGGATTCCTCTCTCCCTTAACGAATACAAATTAAGTGGAAATGGGTTATATGATATCCTTATAGAAGGTGACTATGGTAATGCGCCGCGTGGAAGCACTGGACCGAGAGGAGCACCAGGCACAAATGCGATCAATGGCGCTACAGGACCAACCGGGCCAGCTGCCACATCGAACGGGGCAACGGGACCAATCGGACAACAAGGATCAACTGGTCCCGACGGATACACAGGTCCAACCGGTGAGAACGGGCGAACTGGGCCCGATGGTGTAACTGGAAATACTGGAATAATAGGACCGAAGGGACCGCCAGGAGTAGCAACAGAGTCAGGTGCTACTGGACCTACCGGACCTGACGGCGATACAGGTCCAACCGGTCCACGTGGTATTCCTGGTGTCGTGGATTTCGTTGGTCCGACAGGTCCCACTTCCTCCATTATGGCATCCACCGGCCCACACGGAACCTTCACAACACAAGGTGCAACCGGCGCAACAGGTGCAACTGGACCAACAGGAGAGTACGCAGTTTGGAAGTATTATACATACCCTGCAGAGCTAGGCGGAAACATTGCAAATACCGGAAGCACGGGAAGTATATATTATGAGGGACGAGTCTCCGTTGGAAAACCTGCGCCAGACGGCGCATTTGCGCTGGATGTAAGCGGTAGCATCCGATGTATTGGTGTAAATAATGTGAGTGATTACAGAATTAAGGCAAATGTGCGCGATATCTGCGACTCACCGACAATGACCGAATTACGTGGTGCTCATTATTTGAACACCCTCACAAACAAATACGAGTATGGGTTTATTGCACACGAAGTGCAAGAAAAATACCCCGAACTCATCTACGGAACGAAAGACCATGAAACGGAATTGCAATCGGTGGACTATAGGTCAATGTATGCCATACTTGCGAGAGATATTCAAGATCTCAAGGAACGACTCAAGCGGATGAATTGATATTCTTATGTCATTATAATATACCAATGACACGCAAAAATATTCTTCTCATCGACAAACGAGTAAACGATTATGAAACAATAGTAAACGCAACCGACACCGCATTATGTACTCCGATATTGTTTGACTATTATACTGACAGCATAGCAGATATCAAGGCGCGAATATTGGAAGCATGTCGATCTGACGACGCCGACGATGCCGCCGCCGCCGCAGGGACGCACAACCGATGTATTGGCCTGATTCAGCATAATTATAATCACCCCTTTTATAATTTAGTTTCAGCTGAGAATAGTAATAGTGTTGTGTTGGGTGTAGAAGAACGCGACCCCGAACTCGCAACCTGGGCGCCCTTACGCGACCTTATCGCCTGGTGTGCGGCGGCGACACCGGAAATCGCATGTGATGACGGCGCAGGAGGCACACTGTATTTCGATATGATGGCATGTGCTCTCTATTCCAATCCCGACTGGAAGTATATCATAGATACGCTGACAACGCAGACGGGAGTGACAATCCGCGCATCCACCGATAATACGGGCGCCGCGACCCAGGGCGGGAACTGGTTCCTCGAGTCGCATACTGGCGTTAACTTGAAAACGGTGTATTTCACGGAATTAATTGAGGAGTATCGGGGGATGTTGTTTTTAGATTCGTTTAATATTCGAGAATATTCGACGAAAGGGGTTGCGACAGGAGGTGTTGTCGCGTGGGGGGAATCGGGTTTTGGCGGAGCAAATCCGGGGATAACTGGCGGCGTCGTCTCAATATATTCTACTAGCGGCGCCTTCGCGGCGCTAAAAACCGACGGCAGCGTTCAAGTGTGGGGTTCAGGTAATGGCGGGTTCTTATCTCCCGGGATAACTGGCGGCGTCGTCTCAATCTATTCTACCAGTTTCGCCTTCGCGGCGCTAAAAAGTGACGGCAGCGTTGTCGCGTGGGGGGATTCGACTTATGGTGGATCATTAAGTCCAGGGATAACCGGCGGCGTCGTCTCAATCTATTCTACAGCTTTCGCCTTCGCGGCGCTAAAAACCGACGGCAGCGTTGTCGCGTGGGGGGGTTCGGTTTATGGTGGATCATTAAGTCCAGGGATAACTGGCGGCGTTGTCGCAGTATATTCTACAGTTTTCGCCTTCGCGGCCCTAAAAACCGACGGCAGCGTTGTCGCGTGGGGGGATTCGACTTATGGCGGGTTATTATCTCCCGGGATAACTGGCGGTGTCGTCTCAATATATTCTACAGATGGCGCCTTCGCGGCGCTAAAAACCGACGGCAGCGTTCAAGTGTGGGGGAATTCGACTTATGGCGGGACAAACCCGGGGATAACTGGCAGCGTCGTCTCAATCTATTCTACTTATAGTGCCTTCGCGGCGCTAAAAACCGACGGCAGCGTTCAAGTGTGGGGGAATTCGACTTATGGCGGGACGAATCCGGGGATAACTGGCGGTGTCGTCGCGGTGTATTCTACTCCTTACGCCTTCGCGGCGCTAAAAAGTGACGGCAGCGTTGTCGCGTGGGGGGGTTTGAGTTTAGGAGGGTTAAATCCGGGGATAACTGGCGGTGTCGTCTCAATCTATTCTACGTCTCAGGCATTCGCGGCCCTAAAAAGCGACGGCAGCGTTGTCGCGTGGGGGAATTCGGGTTATGGTGGATCATTAAGTCCAGGGATAACTGGCGGAGTCGTCGCAGTATATTCTAACCATTACGCCTTCGCGGCGCTAAAAACCGACGGCAGCGTTCAAGTGTGGGGGAATTCGAGTGCTGGCGGGACAAATCCAGGGATAACTGGCGGTGTCGTCGTCTCAATATATTCTACTCAATTGGCCTTCGCGGCGCTAAAAACCGACGCCGTCACATTCGATCTCTCCTTTTCATATTATTCAAATATGGACCGGTACGATATTCTCCGAAAAAAAGAGAATCGGCGTCGCGTGAACTTGACAACTCTGAACAATAACGTATTCACATTATCGGCGGCGCGCGATATTCAAACCTTCAACCCAAGAATGCCAACCAATAAGACGCTACGCATCATTGTCCCGACCTACGTGTCATCGCCGCACTCTATAACATCTACAGCAACAATACCAAATTTGCCTATAAGCTTCATTGTTGCGTGCGATGAAGGTGAACCTGTGACTATCTCTGGGTCAACCTACGTGAATTACGGTTCCTACGTCTACCGCCGAGAGACAAACAATACGTATACGAAATTAACCACCACCACAATCAATGGATATCCGTATGATCTATATGGTGGTGACAGTATCATCTCAAGTGGTATTGCTTTATATTTGGGATTATTACCAGTTGTCTTCACCAACTTTCCATCTGTAACGAACAAGAATGTAATCGGCGAGACATTTACATTGGACCCGAGTTCCAATAGTCCGGTCGCATTTTCATATTCATCGTCAAATACGAGTGTCGCCACCATTACATCAGGTAATGTGGTAACAATTGTCAGTCTTGGAACAACTACGATTACGGTATCACAAGCCGCAAATTCGACATACGATTCTGGTTCAGCGACAATGACACTCACCGTATCTCCACAAAATTATAACGGTCTTTCCATTCAAAATTCCGATTTTACAGGTAGAAATTTTATATTAGCTACCTTCGTCGGAACCAATCTCACCAATTCAAATCTCACCAATGCGAATCTTACGAATGGAACATTAACAAATGCGAATCTTACAAATGCCAACCTTACCAACGCCAATCTCACCAATTCAAATCTCACCAATGCGAATCTTACGAATGGAACATTAACAAATGCGAATCTTACAAATGCCAACCTTACCAACGCCAATCTCACCAATTCAAATCTCACAAATGCGAATCTTACGAATGGAACATTAACAAATGCGAATCTTACAAATGCCAACCTTACCAACGCCAATCTCACCAACGCCACTTTTACGAATGCAAACTTGTCAAACACACGAATTGTGGGCGCGACCCTTACAGGAGTGACATTCACAGATGCACAAAAAATATATTTGCGCCAGAATGCGGACAATGTCGCTGCGAATATTGCAGCAATCGCACTTCCTGAGACAATAACGATTACAACCATAGTAACCCTAATCCCCTCATTGAAACAATCCGATATAGTAAACATTCAAACTATTAATGTACTCACACCGGTAAATAATAGTGTCACTGTTACACCGAATACAACGGAAGGGTTTTATATCGGAGTATCCAGTGATACACCAGTTAGAATCAATGGTATAGCATATCAATCCACCGGCAGCGGTGCCAATGGCCAAGTCGCAGATGAAAATGGAACGCCAGTCAACTTCATCAAGATTGGTGCGGTATTATACCGAGTATACGCGGGTTCGATTATTGGAATACCGGTCGACCCTGACTACTATAAAATAAAATCCTATGGTTTGGGTGCAGTTCTTACGACAGCAGCAATTGGAAGTGATAGTGGGAATGTGGGTGCAACTGGTGCTACAGGACCGGTGGGGATTGCTGGTGTGAATGGCGCAATTGGTGCGACAGGTGTATTTGGATACCAAGGGTTGACAGGGGCAACTGGCCCGCGTGGTACGACCGGTGCACAGGGTCCAACGGGTGTAACGGGAGCATGGGGCGTAACTGGCTCAATCGGTCTGTTCGGTGCAACTGGACCTACAGGACCCATGGGTCCAACCGGATCAAACTCTGGAAGGGGAAATACTGGACCCACTGGTCCAAAGGGAACAACTGGAGCCACTGGTATCATTGGTCCACAAGGTATTTATGGCATAACAGGAAATACAGGCGCAACGGGCGCGATTGGAGCAACTGGGCCCTATGGCGAAAGCGTAGACATAGGAAATACTGGCGCAACTGGCATCTACGGAGTGACTGGTGCGAACCTGTGGAGACGCAATACAGATAACATATACTACAGTCTTGGACGAGTGGGTATACAAACAAGCACCGCGCCAGGGGCCACTCCAAATACACAATATCTAGTGGATGTCGGCGGTAATATCAAAACAACCGGTATTATGAATATCAGTGATTATCGAATTAAGCACGACATCGTTTATTTGAATTCGGATTCGACATCGCGAGAGATTTTATCGAATCAAATACGTCAGTTACGCCCAGTGATGTTCCAGAACACGCTAAGGAATAACGCGTGGGAATACGGGTTTATCGCACATGAAGTCCAGGCTATATTTCCGGAAATCGTAAACGGTGTAAAAGATGCAGTCGGCGACTACCAAGCGATTAGTTATCATCAAATGTTCGCGATTTGTTGTGAAGAAATCAAGACATTAAAAGCACGACTAGAAAAATTGGAATCACGGCGGTCTTTCCGGTAAAAGTTTTTCCGGTAAAAGTTCTAATATTATATTATTCACATAGATCAGTAGAATAACATAATAGAATACATAATAGAATACATAATAGAATACATAATAGAATACATAATAGAAAGATACAAAAACCATCAATGACGCTGAAAAATATTCTTCTCATTGACAAACGTGTACAAGATTATGAAACAATCGTAAACGCAAGCGATCCTGAATTATGTATTCCAGTATTGTTTGATTATTATACAGATACCATCGAGGATATCAAGGCACGGATATCTACTGCATGTGAGTCGGACGTGATATCGATATCGATATCGACACCAACACCGACTGACGACGGAGCGCACCGGTGTATCGGTTTGCTTCAGCATAATTATAATCACCCCTTTTATAATTTAGTTTCCAATGAGAATAGTAATAGTGTTGTGTTGGGTGTAGAAGAACACGACCCCGAACTCACATCATGGTCCCCTCTGCGCGATCTAATCGATTGGTGCCATACAACACCGGAAATCAACGCCGCGTATTTCGATATGATGGCCTGTGCTCTTTATGCAAACAAGGACTGGAAATATATCATCGACACGCTGACAACCCAGACAGGAGTCATCATCCGCGCATCCACAGATGATACAGGTGCGGCCACGCTGGGCGGAGACTGGTTTTTGGAATCACATACAGGCGTGAACCTGAAAACTCTCTATTTTACAGAGGCGATCGAAGAGTATCGGGGGGTTTTGCTTTCATTTAATATAAACAAACATTATAATAAAGTTTATAATTTCAAAGGTATTGCTACAGGAAGTCTTATCGTCTGGGGTGCCGCCGCGGATACGAGTTTAGTAGCTTCAAGTTTAACTTCTAATGTCATCGCAATATATTCAACTTCGAGTGCGTTTGCCGCACTGAAAAGCAATGGAAGTGTTATTACATGGGGAAGTGCTGAAACTGGAGGTAATTCAACTATATACAATCCTACTAACAACACTTATACTTCAGTCTCTTCAAGTTTAACTTCTAATGTCATCGCAATATATTCAAATCAGTACGCGTTTGTCGCACTGAAAAGCAATGGAAGTGTCATTGCATGGGGAAATATTCAATATGGCGGTATTACAAGTAGTTATGACCCTTGGAACTACAACAGCACTTATACTCCTGTAGCTTCTGATTTATTATCTTCTGGTGTAATATCAATTTACAATAATAATACTGCGTTTGCAGCACTGAAAAGTGATGGAAGTGTTGTCGTATGGGGACATGTGGGGAATGGCGGAATCCCAAGTATTAATTCCAATACTGGCATTTTTACGTCGATAGCTTCAAGTTTAACTTCTGGTGTTGTATCTATATACAATACGCATGATGCATTTGCGGCAATTAAAAATGATGGAAGTATCATTGCATGGGGAAATGCTACTCGTGGCGGGAGTACAACTATATACAATCCTAATACCAACACTCATACTTCTGTCTCTTCAAGTTTAACTAATGTCATCGCAATATATTCAACTTCGAGTGCGTTTGCCGCACTGAAAAGCGATGGAAGTGTCATTACATGGGGAAATGCTCAATTTGGCGGGATTACTAGTATATACAATAGTAGTGGTAGCATTTATACTTCAGTAGCTTCAAGTTTAACTTCTGGCGTAGTATCAATTTACAATACGGAATATGCATTTGCCGCACTGAAAAGCGATGGAAGTGTCATTACATGGGGAAATGCTCAAAGTGGCGGGATTACAAGTATATACAACTCAGACGGCGGATATTATAGTTATTCGGTAAGTTCAAGTTTAACTTCTGGTGTAGTATCAATCTACAATAATGGTTATGCATTTGCCGCACTGAAAAGTGACGGAAGTGTCGTTACGTGGGGGTGGTCTTATTTTGGCTCAAATTCAAGTTCAGTATCTTCAAGTTTAACTTCTGGAGTTGTATCAATTTACACTAATCCTAATTCATTTGCAGCATTAAAAAGTAACGGTAGTGTTGTTACATGGGGAAGTCCTGGTTATGGCGGAAATTCAAGCTCAGTAGCTTCAAGCTTGACTTCTGATGTCGTATCGATATTTTCAACAGGTGGAGCATTTGCCGCATTGAAGAGCAATGGCAGTGTCGTAACATGGGGATATTCTGGTGGAAATTCAAGTTCAGTATCTTCAAGCTTGACTTCTGGTATCATTGGTTTCGGACAAAATCAAGAAACATTTGCAGCATTAAAAACCACCGCAATCACATTTGACCTTTCTGGATCATTTTATAGCGACATGGATAGATATACTATTCTAAGAAACAAAGAATCCAGGCGGCGTGTTAACTTGACTACGTTAAATAATAATGTTTTTACATTGTCAAATACACGTGATTTTCAAGTTTTCAACCGAAACATCCCGACTGATAAACCCATGCGCATCATTGTTCCAAATTATGTGTCATCACCTCACTCCATAACATCAACTGCAACCATCCCGGCAACTACAAATAGCTTTATTGTTGCATGCGATGAAGGCGAACCGGTTACTATATCTGGAACAACATTCGTAAATTATGGATCTTCCATCTATCGCCGAGAGACGAACAACACATATACAAAAATAACCTCTATAACAATGAACGGATATCCATATGATTTATATGGCGGTGACAGTATCAACTCAAGTGGTATTGCTTTATATTTGAAATTAATACCCGTTGTTATTACCAACTTTCCGTCAATCACAAAAACAAGTGTAATCGACGCGTCATTTGCATTAGTAGATCCGAGTTCTAATAGTCCGGTCGCATTTACATATTCATCATCCAATACCAGTGTTGCAACAATTGCAGGTAACGTGGTAACCATACTTACTCCTGGAACCACTACGATCACAGCATCACAAGAGATAAACGCTATATATACTTCCGGATCAGCAACAACTACTCTTACTGTCAATCCTCCGAATTACAATGGTCTTTCGATTTCAAACTCGGATTTCACCAGTAAAAATCTGATATCCGCTACATTTGTTGGTACAAACCTCACCAATTCCATATTCACAAATGCGATACTAACCAACGTCAATTTCACGAATGCAACAATACGTGGGATAACGACAGGTGGGCTTAGAAGTACATCCACTGCAATATTGCCGTCAAGTGATTACTACTTCAAAGCATCTGGATCAACAGCAGGACTTGCTGGGAATGACACATACATTATTGGCCCCTACGTCCGAATAACTGGAATGGATCTTTCGAACGTGGATATATCAAATATACCCACCGCATCATTCACCGGTTTAATAACCGGCGGGCTACTAAACACTACAAACACTGTATTACCGTCGGGTTATGTTTTTCGTAATGGATATATCGTTGGAAACGGAGTTTCTCTCGTAGGTGCACCCCTTACAGGAGAGACCTTCGCAAATCTCTCGATGCGCGGGGTCGACCTCTCCGGCGCGACGCTGACAAGCACCACGTTCACAAATACCGATCTATCCGGTGCCGCGATTCGCAATACAAATTTATCAGGTTTGAACTTTGCCACCGCAACAATAACAAACCTTGCATCATCAGGTTTGACTGGCGGAAGCGGAGGTAGTGCGGTTGTTTTACCAAGTGGGTACTCGATCATATCTGGTTACATATTCGGTCCTAGTGTAAACATGTCATCGGTTGATATTTATGGCATAGTGATTCAGGCGTCTCAATCATGTAGTTCGGCGAATTTTTCATCTGCAAATTTAACAAATGCTGATCTATCGGGTGTAAATCTCTCGAATGCAAACTTTACCGGTGCAAACTTGACGAACGCAAACTTCGCAAACACAAATCTCTCGGGAGTTACATTCACAAGTACTCAAGCACAACAACTTCTACGTAATTCAGCAAATACATCCAACCAGACGATTCAAAATTCACTCGCCCAATTACAAATATCAGAGTTACGAACCAGTTTTTCTACCATATTAGTCGACGATGTCATTGACTTGAGCTCATCCGTCACAGTATTCACACCCACCGTCGTTTCTGGAACGAATCAGGGAACATTAATAGCAAACGCCAAAAGCGCATTTTATGTGAATATTCCGCCAATGGCAGTAGGCGAAAGTTATACCTTTACAATAAACGCACAGTCAATCGGATCAATTAATAATCCAAGCCTTGTAACGAGTTATCCCGCGAAGACATTTACGATCGCGCGAAGTTTGGTTGGTGGTGTAGATACCACAACAGTTACGAATACAAGCACGAATACTGTTGTATCCAATACGATATCAAAATTAGGCAATGTAGTATACAAAATACATGCAAATCAAGGGTTAGTCGCCGGAATACCGTATGATATTAATGTATTCAAGGTAGTAAACGTTGGGATATATGACATACTTACAAATAATGATTATTTAGACGGACAGACTGGGGTCACTGGTCCGAGAGGTACAACTGGTACAAGTGGTAATGTTGGATCAACTGGACCGACTGGTGCGGCATCACTCGACGGGGCAACTGGTCCAATGGGGGTAACGGGTGCGACTGGTGCAGAAGGTGTGACAGGTCCACAGGGACTGGATGGACCAACAGGTGTCTACGGAAATACGGGAATAACGGGACCACAAGGTCCGATGGGTGATGCAGGAACAGATAGTGGTATAGGATCATATGGTCCTACTGGCGCAGTTGGGGCAACAGGTCCGACTGGAGAGCAGGGTGTCGCGGGTATTATCGAGTATGCTGGGCCAACCGGACTCATGGGTGCAACGGGTGCAACTGGACTAAGTGGATTCATCGCAGGATTGGGTGCATCAGGTCCAACTGGTGCAACAGGTCCAATGAATGTTGGCGTATGGACTGTGATCAATGCTGATACGCCTGAGACAACTACTGGATATACAAACATTCAGTATTCTATTACACCGCTTGAAGAAGGAGGAGGTGATACACGTACAAGCACAAGAACCACAGTTGGAATCAATGCAAGTGGAGTCAACAACGGAACATTCGCACTGGATATTCGATATACAATGGATATTAGTGGCACTATAAAAACGGTAGGTATGAACAGTGTTAGTGATTATCGTATCAAGCATAATATATCCGATCTACCTTTGGATAGAACACTAGACGGAATACATCCAGTGAAGTATTTGAATAGCCTTACCGGCCGTGAAGAATACGGATTTTTGGCGCATGAACTGCAAAGTGTATACCCAGAAATGGTGATTGGGACGAAAGATGACACAATTGGATATCAGACGATTCAATATGAGCAGTTATTCGCGATATTCATTGCAGAAATCAAGAAATTAAGAGACGACGTAGCGGAAGCGGAGGCGGCCGCAGAATGAAGATTATGAGAGACGACGTAGCGGAAGCGGAGGCGGCCGCAGCTGCAAATGAATAAATGAACTCTCCGAGAGATTATATAATTTGATACACAATGATATAAAATTATATTCGACAATACATATAAGAATGCCGGTGGATTATTCCAGTCAAGACATAACCAACACCGATTTAACTGGTGCAGATTTAAGTGGCGGCAATTTTACAAATACAAACGCGACCGGTGTCGATTTCACCAATGCGAATATAACAAATGCGGTATTTAAAAACACCCTTATTGTCAGCGCGACAATAAACACATTGTCATTTAGTAATTTACAGAAGGGTCATCTTCTTTTACGCGCGGCGAATCATGGGATCGCGGCCATTAATAATCTTACATCACTGACGCTGGCACAGTTTCGGACGATACAGCCTGCCGTTTCATTGGATAGTATAACAACAATACAAAGTGTTACTGTAAAAATACCGAATAGCCAGAGCGAAGGATATCTTGCGCCGGTATCTCCTCTCATCAATCAGATCGTATGTATATTTGTTGCGAATAATCAGAATATAGCGATTACAAGCGCGGGAACAACGATTCGAAATATACGTAATAATGGCACAGTGGTACAGGATGTCGATAATGCGAATGCAACATTGACATATTTGAAAGTGGGTACAGTTCCATACCGTGTAACCGCCGGAAATGGAGATGGTGTTATTGCACTGATTCCTTTGGATTTGAATGTGTATCAAGTGAACGAATCAGGTATTGGT